ATGCCCGCCGACCGGCCGCTGCGCGCCGCCATCTACTGCCGGATCTCGCTCGCGCGGTTCGACGACACCCTGAAGGTCGACGACCAGGAACGCGTCTGCCGCGAACTCGCAGCGGCCCGCGGTTGGACAGTCGCCGCGCACCACGTCTTCAAGGACAACTCGAAGTCGGCGTGGCGCCGTGACCGCAAGCGCCCGGGCTGGGACGCCATGCTCGCCGCGGTGAAGGGCGGCGAGGTCGGTGCGATCGTCGTCTACCACGGCGACCGCCTCGTCCGGCAGATGTCCGACCTCGAGGCGCTCATCGACCTGGCCGACACCAAGGGGATCCGGCTGGCGTCGCCGACGGGGGAGCGGGATCTCGACAACGCCGACGACCGGTACATCCTGCGCATCGAAGCGGCGGGTAACACCCGCGAGGTTGATGCCACCAGCCGCCGGCTCAAGCGCCACTACGACCGGCTCGCCGAGAAGGGCATCGTCCGGCTCGGCGGGCGGGGCGGGCGGGCGTTCGGGTTCGAGCCCGACGGCCTGACCGTCCGCGAGACGGACGCCGAGGTCGTCCGGGAGGTCGCCCGCCGGATCCTGTCCGGTGAGCCGGTCGGCGCCATCGCCCGCGCCCTCAACGACCGCGGCGTGACCACCACCACCGGTGGACCGTGGGACCACGGCGCGCTGAAGAAGCTCATGCTCCGCCCGCGCCTGGCCGGCCTCGTCGCCCGCCACGGCCGCATCGTCGGATCGGCGGCGTGGCCGGCGATCCTCGACCGCAGCACCTGGGAGACGGTGTGCGCGACGCTCGAACGCAAGGCCGCCGCGTTCGACTACACCACCAACGCCCGCCGCTACCTACTCACCGGCATCGCCCGCTGCGGCACCTGCACGGAGCCGCTCGTCGTGCGGCACAACACCCGGCCCGGGCTGACCGGCTACGGCTGCATCAACCGCGACTGCGAGCGTAAGGTCCACCGGGCGATCCACCACCTGGACCCGTACGTCACCGGCGCGGTGATCGCGCTGCTGAACGATCCGAAGGTGCGGGAGGCGATGCAGCCGGCGGCGGCGGTGGACACGGCGCCGTTGGTGGCGCAGTTGGAGGCGCAGCAGGCGAGCCGTCAGCGGTGGCTGCTGGCCGCGGCTGAGAACCCGGAGTTGGGGCCGGACGTTCTGGCGGTGACGGTGCGCCGGATCGACCAGCTGATCGCCGAGTTGCGGGAGCAGATCACGGCCGCGCAGCGGCCCACCGTCCTCGATGGGCTGTGGGGGATCGACAAGGCGGGGTGGGGGGAGCTGGGCCTGGCGCGTCAGCGTGGCGCGGTGGCGGCGCTGCTGCGGATCACCGTGTTCGCGTCGGGCCGGCGCGGGCCGGGCTTCGACCCGAAGACGGTGCGCTTAGACCCGGCCTGGCTGGACGCGCAGCCGTAGGCCCTGGTATGACGAACGGCCCCTCACCTTCTGGTGGGGGGCCGCTTCCGTGTGCGCTGGGTCAGGCGGAGCGCTTGCCGTTGCGGCCGGTGCGGAACCCGGCGATGGCCCGGTCGACGAAGCCGCGCAGCATCGCCTTGTCGTCCGCGCCGAGCTGCGACCGGTCACCTAGTAGCTGATCCAGTTCGGCGACGAGCGGGTCACGCTCGACGACCGGGGGAGGGGCCGGGACTTCGGCGAGCCCGACCTCGTGGGCTTTCAGGTGCCCCGCTAGGACCATGAACTCGGTGTAGGCGCTGCGGCCTTCGGCGCGTTCGGTGGGGAGGGTGAGCGCGTCGGACAGCTTCTGGAGGCTGCGCGGGCTGGGCCGTTCGTGGCCCCGGTACCACTTCGACAGCATGGCGTGGCTGACGCCGACGGCGCGTGCCAGTTCGGCGGTGGAGTTCGCGACACCGAGGGCTTTCGCCCGGGCGATGACGTTCTTGTAGAAGGCGTCGTGGTCCCAGGCGGCTGTGGTCACGAGAACCGAGCCTAGGTGATTTCGAGAACGAACGCTAGCGCGGCCTGCGTAAACAGCAGGTGACACGGCTGGCGGGCGGGTGTCGTGCGCGTGGGCGAGGGCGGCACTCATAGGCGTCAGGCTATCTGACCAGTTGGCCGTTCGAGAAAGAACGTCCGGGGGACTTCCGTTCGTTCTCGAACCAGCGTAGTGTTCCGTTCGTGAACGAACAGACCGGAAGGCCCACGCTGATCTTCGACGTGAAGGCGTTCGACGCCGCCGTCGCAGACCGAGGCTTCACGAAGCAGGAGGACAAGGCCGACTACCTCGGCGTGTCCCGCGCCTCGTACTCGAAGGTCACCCGCGGGCTGGAGCAGCCGTCCCCCAAGTTCATCGCCGCTGTCCTGCTCAGGTTCACCGACCCGGACAGCCCCGACACCCTCAACCGCTTCTTCAAGGCCGAGATCCGATGACTGGCCCGCTGCGCACCGAAGACGACATCTTCGCCGCTGGCGCGGAAGCCGTGACCGGCTGGGAGATCCCCGACCACGTCGTGGAGCAGCTCGTCACCCTGATCGGCCCGGTGGCCGCCGACGTGCAGGCCCGGCCCGACAGCACCACCCCGGCGGCCGACGCCGCCTGATCTACCCCCGGTGCCCGCCCGGGCCCCGGACAGAGAACAGCGCCCCGCATCCCGGCAAGGACATCGCGGAGCGCCGAACCGAAAGGCAGGTTACCGGATGACCGGGACCACCAGCACCAAAACCGAACACCCCGCCGACGGGTCGCCCCGCTGGATCGTCGTCGGCGACGCCGGCCGGGTCGTCTACGACACCCTCGGCAACCACCTCGCCGTCATCCCCGCCGGCGGCGACATCGACTCGGTGATGGGCAAGACCCTCGCCCGGGTCCGCGAGTACGCGCTGCTCGGCGAGGACGACGTCGTGTTCCAGATCCTCGGCGACGTGTACCGCACGGAGCTGGAGTTCCGGGCGATCGTCGACACGTCGTACACGTCCCGGCGGTGCCGCCGCTGCGGCGCCACGCAGGGCTTGAAGGCGCTGTACTCGGGGCTCGGCTACTCCCGGCGGGAGTGGGAGTGCTTCGGCGGCTGCAAGGGCGGCCTCAAGTGAGCGCCCCGGCCGCCGTGGTGGAGGTCATCGTCCTCACCCACCTCCAGGAGTCCCTGCGCACCGCCACCGACGCTGACATCGCCGCCATCGCTCTGCACTGGGCGGCCCTGCACGGCCACGTCGCGGACACCGCCCGCCACCTGATCGACGAGGAGCGGGAGTACCGGGCGGCGCTCGCCCACGACCTGGAGGCCGCGCACACCGCGCTGGTCGCGTCGATGTGCCCGTCCACCTACTGGACCGCCACCAACGGGAGCAACCGATGAGCCACAACGACCTGATCGCCGGACTCCGCGCGCTGGCCGACTTCCTCGAAGCCAACCCCCGCATGCCCGCTCTCACCTACCCCACCCTCCTCGACACCGGCCCGGTCGGCGAGACCGACGGTGATGGCGTCAAGCGAGTCCACCTCGTGGCTGAGCTGCTCGGCTCCACCGTGGCGACCTCGCGGTCCGGGCACCTGCAAACCGGCCGCCAGTTCGACGGACTGGAACTGAGGATCGCCCACGTGCCGTCAGCGGCGTCGGCCCAGCACGAGGCGCACATGACGTACGCCAGCAACGTGCAGCCCGAGGACGGCACCCGATGAGCCGGCCGCCGCTGACCCTCGCCGACCTCCACCACCTCCCCTGGAGCCCCGCCCCCCGACCCGGCGACGAACTGCCGCCGCCCACCCCCGACAACCCCACCCCCGGACGACCCGGCCCCAGCCACCGCCCCACGGTCGACGAGCTGATCGCCCAGTCCCGGGAGGTCGTCGCCGACGTGTACGCCACGATCGCCCGCAGCCGGGCTGCCAGGGGAGCCGACCGCGACGACCTCGGGCAGGTGGCCTGATGTTCACCGTCTTCATCACCCCCACCGGGCAGGCCGCCGGCATCCCGCCGTGCTGCCCCAACTCGCCCATCGGCTGCCCCGACGACGAGACCGCCTGCGCTACCTGCGTAGACGGCTGCCCCGCCCCGGCCGGCGAGCCGTGCTGCCTCGAAGACCTCGGGGCAGGTGGCCTGATGCCGAAGCGAATCCAGCGCCAGCGCACCAAGGGCTGGCGGATGCCCGAGAACACCGTCTACGTCGGCCGGCCGGGGAAGTGGGGCAACCCGTACACGGTCGGGCAGGTCGGCGACATGCGCCGCTGGACCGGCTGGTTCGTCGGCGAACACGGCGACGTCACCGCCGACCACGGGCAGTACCCGGTTCAGGCCGACGCGATCGCCAAGGCGGTCGAGATGTACCGGCTGCACACCGGCCCGATGGGCAACCACGAGCTGGACGTCGCCGAGGTACGCCGCGAGCTGGCCGGGAAGAACCTGGCGTGCTGGTGCCCGCTCAACCAGCCGTGCCACGCGGACGTGCTGCTGGAGATCGCCAACGGCGGTGAGCCGAAGTGACCGCCGTGCCCGTGCCGCGCGCCCTGCGCCGCCCGCTGCCGCCGCTCAACCACTCCGCCTACCCGTGCCGGTTCGACGACTGCCGCACCCCGCCCCTGACCGCCCACCGAAGCGGCTGCCCCATCGCCCTGCCGTACCCGGCGGAAGCGCGCGTGTTCCGGGGCGTGCTCATCGGCCTGCCGCTCGGCGCCCTCGGCTGGCTGCTCGCCGCCGCCCTCTTCATCGCCCTGATCAGGAGCTGACCATGACCAACGAACACGCCTACTCCACCAACGACCCGACCATCGTCAACGCCTACCGGCAGGCCCTCGCCGACCGCGCCGAGATGGGCAAGAAGATCGCCGCCGACGTCAAGGCCCTCGGCGCGGGCCCCCGAGTGTTCGTCCGCGACTCCGGGTTCAGCGGCATCAGCCGCAGCATCACCGCGATCGAGCAGCAGGGCGACCACATCCCGGACGGCTGGCGAGTGGTTCGGGGGAACCTCGAACCGCGCCGGGGCAAGCCGGGCGAGGCGGCCCGCCAGTGGCTGGCCGAGCACCAGCCGGTCGACGTCCGCGCCGTGATGGAGAAGCACGGCCTGCCCCGCTCGTGCTGGCTGCCGCGAGCGCAGGAGTTCGGGTGGTCGATCAGCCGCCCGGCCCTGTTCGAGCACGACGGCGAGGTGTGGGCGTGCTACGCCGTCGAGCCGGGCACGTCGGACAGCGGCTTCGACACGGAGAAGTGCACGTGGACGCCGCGCAAGCTGTCGGAGTTCCACGCCGCCCGCGAGGCCGCTGAGGAGGCCGAGAAGTCGGCGGGGGTGGCCCGATGACCATCGACACCAACGCCATCCGCAAGCTCGCCGACGCCGCCACCGACGGACCGTGGACTGGCGAGAACTACCGCAGCGCTATCGCGGGCCTGGCGACCGGCACCGGCAACCACGCTGCCGACGCCGAATTCATCCGGGCCGCCCGGACCCTCGTCCCGCAACTCTGCGACGCCCTCGACGCCGCCCGCGCCGAGATCGCCGGGCTGACCGCCGCCAACCAGCGACTCCTCGACCGCCTCCACGCGGCCACCCCCGACCTCGTCACCGCCCAGCAGCGCGCCGACCAGGCCGAAGACCGCGCCACCGACCTCGCCAACCGGCTCCACCACGCCGAGCAGGAGATCGCCAGCCACAACAAGGCCGTCACCGCCTGGGCCAACGAGGCCGCCGCCAAGGACCGCGTCATCGAGGCCGCCAAGGTCTGGCGGGAGAGCAGCGGAAGGCACGCCCGGTACAACGACACTCGCGCGCTCGTCGCCGCCGTGGACGCCCTGCCGAAGAAGGCGGAGGTGGCCTGATGCCCGCCGACATCCTCGCCGCCACCGTCCTCCCCACCCTCGCCTGCCTCACCGCAGCCTGGACCCTCCGCGGACAAGGCGGACGCCGCACCACCGGCCTCACCCGCCCCCACGCCCCCTACATGAACCCGCTCACCGCCCGCCAGCGCGAGGCGATCCGCCACTACGCCCGCCTGGACATGAAGGGCCGCACCCCGTACGTGAACACCGTCAACAGCGAGGTGACGTCGTGACCACGTCCACCCTCGCCCGCCCCGGCCGCCGACCCGGCGCCCTCGTCCCCGCCAACCTCGACCCCCGCCCCTGCGTCGTCAACCCGCCCCAATGGTGGGACGTCGGCAACGACGGCAACGCCGCCGCCATGTGGCTCTGCCGCAAGCGCTGCCCCCTCATCGACCAGTGCACCCCCGAAGCCGGCGCCATCCGACAAGGCGCCCCCTGGGGCGGCAGCCAGTACGCCAAGGCCCCCACCGAGCTTCAGGTGTGCCCCTACTGCAAGCACCCCAAGGTGCGGCTCCACACCCGCGGGCCCCGCGTCTGCAAGTGCCCCGACAGCGGACGCACCCGCGAACAGGTCGTCCAGGCGTGGCTCGACGCCGGCGGCACCACCCGCACCATCGCCGACATCGCCCCCGACATCGGCATGAGCTACCACGCCCTCCGAGACGCGCTGCGCCGCGCCCGCAAGGCCGGCGACCGCCGCGTGCCGCTCCTCAAGCAGGAGGAGGCGGCGTGATCACCCCGCTGGGCTGCTCCCGCTGCGGCACCCGCCGACAGCTCCACGACGCTCCCGACCACACCTACCGAGTGCCCGACATGACCACCGTCCTCGCCCGCGCCGCCGCCCTGAAGACTCGGAGGGCAGCATGACCACCACCGAGGTCACCAAGCCGGGCGTCTACGACCAGATCAGCGACGAGGCCTACCACGGCGACCCCGTCCCCGGCGGCAGCCTCTCCTCCTCCGGCGCCCGGAAGCTGCTGGAGACCTGCCCGGCCCGCTTCGACTACGAACGCCGCCACCCCGAGCTGCCGAAGAAGACCTTCGACATCGGCCACGCCGCCCACAAGCTCGTTCTCGGCGTCGGCCCGCACCTCGAAGTCGTCCCCGGCGACAGGTGGGACACCAAGGCCGCGAAGGAGAAGGTCGCCGAGATCCGGGCTGCCGGCGGCGTACCCCTCAAGCAGGTCGACCACGACCACGTCACCGGCATGGCTGACGCCATCCGCCGCCACCCCATCGCCAACGCCCTGTTCCACGCCGGCAACGGCAAGCCCGAACAGTCCCTGTTCTGGATCGACGGCGACACCAGCGTGTGGCGCCGCGCCCGCACCGACTGGCTGCCCGCCACCGGCCGCGGCCGGCTCATTGTCCCCGACTACAAGACCTGCCTGTCCGCGCACCCCGACGCCGTCGCCAAGGCCGTCCACAACCACGGCTACTACCAGCAGGCCGCCTGGTACCTCGACGGCATCGCCGCCGTCGGCCTCGACGAGGACGCCGCGTTCGTCTTCGTGTTCCAGGAGAAGACCCCGCCCTACCTCGTGACCGTCGTCGAGCTGGACGCCGTCGCCCTCATCAAGGGCCGCGAGCTGAACCGGCAGGCGCTGCGCCTCTACGCCGACTGCACCACGACCGGCCTGTGGCCCGGCTACGCCGACGCCCACGACATCGCCCTCATCTCGCTGCCCGCCTGGGCCACCCGCACCGAGGAGTACATCCGATGACCGACCTCGTCGTCCGCAACGACCAGCAACTCGACCTCGCCACCACCAGCGACCAGGCCATCGAACGCCTCGCCGAATGGGCCCGCGTCGCCGACGCCGCCTACGGCATCGCCACCAAGCTGTGCGGCACCACCTTCGCCCCCAAGGCGTACCGCGGCAAGCCCGAGGAGGCCACCGCCGCGATCCTCGCCGGCGCCGAGCTGGGCCTCGGCCCGATGGCCGCGCTCCGAGCCTTCGATGACATTCAGGGCACCCCCGCCCCGAAGGCCATCACCCTCCGCGCCATCGTCCAGTCCCGTGGCCACGCCCTGGAGGTCATCGAGGCCGACGCCACCCACTGCATCGTCGAGGGCAAGCGCCGCGACAGCGAGCGCTGGCAGCGCCTGGAGTGGACCATCGAGCGCGCCACCACCGCCGGGTACGTCGCCAAGAACCCGAAGTGGAAGACCGACCCGAAGGCGCAGCTCGTCGCCCGCGCCACCGCCGAGATGGCCCGCTGGCTCGACTCCGCCGCCATCATGGGCATGCCCTACAGCTCGGAGGAGCTGGGCGACGAGCCGGCCGCGGTCCGACCGAGGCTGACCCGCGTCACCGCCGCCGAGATCCTCGGCCAGCCCGCCGACGCCGACGACGTCCCCGTCACCGGTGAGCAGCTCCGCACCCTCGGCGGACTCTTCCGCGCCAAGGGCATCACCAGCGCCGACGAGGGCCTCACCTTCGTCGGCGATGTCGCCGGCCGGTTCATCGGCGCCACCGCCGACCTGACCACCATCGAGGCCGACCGGGTCATCGCCCGGCTGCGCGAGCTGCCCGACGAGCAGCCCGACACTGACGAGGACTGGCCGGCCCCGGCCGAGATCGGCGGTGCGCAGTGAGCGCCCACATCCTCCAGTGCGTTTGGCCGATCATCGACGACAGCCGCACCCGCAACGAACTGATCGCCGAAGCCAAAGCCGACCTCGACAAGCTCGCCGAGCAGGCCCACGCCAACATCACCGGCCCCGGCATCTGGACCGTCGCCGACGCCGCCGACGTGCCCGGCTGGTCCGGCTACGCCCCCGGCATGGTCCTCATCGCCAACGTCCCCGCCGAGCCCTACGGCAGCGTCCGCGACCACACCAAGGTCGACCCGAAGCCCGACTTCGCCGTCGTCGAACGGCTCATCGCCGGGAACCCGCCGGCCAAGGTCCGCCCTACCGAGCGGACCGCCGCGATGGCCGTCATGGCGCACCGGGGCACCGGCGCCGAGTACGAGGCCGTCGCCTCCCGGTTCGGCGTCACCCACGACGCGGTCAACCAGGCCGTCACCCGGACCCGGCGGCGGGAACGGCAGGCGGCGGCATGAGCACCGGCGACCACCGCGGCATCGCGACGACCGTCGACTGCCCGCTCTGCACGGTGACCGTGCTCGTCCGCGAGCCCGACCCGGTAGCCGCGGTGGTCGCCGCCGCCGACGCCCTTGAGGAACACCTCACCCACCACCAGTACAACCCCGAAGGAGACCAGGCCTGATGCCTTGGTTCAAGGTCGACGACGGGCTGCACGCCCACATGAAGGCCGTGCGCGCCGGCGTCCCAGCGATGGGCCTGTGGGTGCTCGCGGGCTCCTGGTCGTCCAACCAGCTCACCGACGGCTGGGTGCCGGACTACATCGTCGCCCGCCTCGACCCGGACTACCGGGAGCACGCGGCCACGCTGGTCCGCGCCGGCCTGTGGATCGAAGACGAGTGGGACGGCGACAAGGGCTGGCGGTTCCACCAGTGGGAGGAGCACCAGCCGTCGTCCGAGTCGGTGCTTGCCAAGCGCGAGGCTGCGCGCGAACGCATGCGCCGCATTCGTGAGCAGCGCGCCTCCAGTTCGCAGGATGTTCGCGCGAACGTGCGCGAGAACTTCGCGGGAAGTGCGCCTAACCCCGACCCGACCCGACCCGACCCGACCCGAACTTCCTACGGAAGTTCCGTTGGGCACCCCGACGCGTCGCCTCCGGCGCCGCCCAAGCCACGCCGCGGCACCCGCATCCCCAAGGACTTCGCCATCGACACCGGCATGCGCGCCTGGGCCCGGGAGAACGCCCCGAACGTCGACCTCCCCGTCGAGACCGCCAACTTCATCGACCACTGGACCGCGAAGTCCGGCCAGGACGCGACGAAGGTCAACTGGAACGCCGCCTGGCAGATGTGGATGCGCAAGGCCCAGCAGTGGTCCGGACAGCGCACCACCGGCACCCGGACGAGCGGCGCCAACCGGCACGTCGACCGCCGCAACGACAACCCGTTCGCCGGTGGCGCAAACGCCACCATCGCCAGCCAGCACACCGGAGGCGCACGATGACCGCCGAGCTCGTCCGCAACCCGCTCGCGCACTGGGCCGCCCGCGTCCAGCAGCACGCCACCATCGACGACAGCACCCCCACCGCTGAGGAGCTCAACGCCGAGGCCGACGCCGCGGAGATGGCAGCCATCCGCGCCCTCCAGGCCGCCAACCGGTCCGCCGCCTACACCCGCCGCCGGCCGTCCCGGTACGCCAACGCCAGCTACGACCTCCTGCAGCCCGTCCAGAACCCGCAGGGGAAGGTCAGCCGGTGGCGGGAGCACGGCCCCCGAGCTCTGCTCCTCGCCGGCCCGGCCCGCACCGGGAAGACCACCGCGGCGTACGCCATCGCCAACGACGTCCACGCCCAAGGGCTCTGGGTGATCGTGCGGACCGCCGCCGACCTGTCCGCCGCCCTCAAGCCCGACGGAGAGCCACTCGCGTACGAGCACGCGGTCACCTGCTCGCTGCTGGTGCTCGACGACCTCGGCCGCGAGCGGGTCACCGACTGGTGGCTGGAGCAGCTCCAGCGCATCGTCGATGACCGGTGCGCGAACGGCCGGCGCCTCGTCGTCACCTGCAACACCCCGCTGCCGGAGCCCAGCGACGAGAAGAGCCCGGCCGAGCTCGCCTACGACACCCTCGTCGCCCGGTATGGCAGCCCCGTCGTGGAGCGGCTCATCGACGGCGGCGGAGTCCTCGTCCTCGACGGGCCCGCCGTACGGCAGGTCGTGACCGAATGGTGACCCGCCTCGATCCCGAACAGGTCGACCGCAACGAACGCGGCATCGCCGCCTGCCGGGCCGCCCTCGCAGCCGCCGCCGCCCAGCGGAGCGCGCCCGAGGAGGAGGCCCGGCCGCTGACCCGGTCCGAGGAGATCCACGCCGCAGCCCGCGCGGAAGCCGCCCGCCGCCGCGACATCCTCGACCGCCTCCGCCACCAGAAGCCCGCCATCCGAAGGAGCCAGCCGTGACCCAGCCGACCCCGCCCTACACCGCCGCCGACATCCAGATGATCGTCGCCGCCACCGAACAGCACTCACTCTCGCCCGGGCAGCCCGACGCCGACGGCAACGACCCGTGCTCCTGCGGCCAGTGGCGCGAGGGTGCCGACGGGTCGAGCTGGGACGAGCACATGGCCGAGGTGTCGCTGGCTGCACTCGCCGCCGCCGGCCGACTGATGCCCGCCGACGCCAGCACCGAGTGGACGTGGAAGCACAACAACTACGTCTCGACCGCCAGCGCCACCACCGACCGCGAAGAGGCCGAGCGCGCCGTCTGGCGCTGCCGCACCGCCAACCCCGGCGACCCGGTCCGCCTCATGCGCCGCACCGTCACCGACTGGACGCCCGCCGGGGTGAAGCCGTGAAGCGCCGCCCCCGCGACATCGGCACCGCCGCCGACAAGCCCTGCAAGGTCTGCGGCAAGACCAGGCCGAAGGGCCGGACCACCTACTGCTCCGACGAGTGCTCCTCGCTCGGACTAGCCGAGCAGCACCGCGCCCGGCAGGAGCGCCGCATGCAGGCATGCCAGCGCTGCGGCGGCCAGAAGGAATTCGGCACCCGCGGCAGCCGGTTCTGCACCGAGTGTCGCCGCCTCCACGGCGACACCGTTCAGCAGCTTGAGCAGGAGCGGAGTCGTCGCCGCCAGCAGCGGGTGCTCGAGGGGAAGCTCGCCGACGGCAAGCGGATCAAGTACCGGAGCAAGGACGTGCCAGATGGCCAGAAGTGGTGCGCCCGCTGCCAGGAGTTCCGCCCTGTCACCTCGTTCCCTCTGCGGAAGGAGGGCGGCAAGCCCGCGGCGTACTGCAAGCCGTGCCAGCGCTTCTACAACACCGAGCGGCGCATCAAGCTCGTCTTCGGCCTCACCTGGGACGAATACGAGCTGCTGCTCGCCTGCCAGGACGGGAAGTGCGCCATCTGCGGTGGTCGGCCACGGCGCCACATGCTCGCTGTCGACCACGACCACAAGACAGGCGAGATCCGAGGGCTGCTCTGCTCCCGCTGCAACCACAAGCTGCTCGGCTCCGCCAACGACGACCCGGCCCGCCTCCGTCGGGCAGCGGACTACCTCGAGGAGTTCGCTGCGCGGGAGGTCTTCGGCGACCCGAAGTACGTCCCCGGCACCGCTCCGTCCGACCGTGAGGTGGCGTGATGAGCAAGCAGCGTCTCGGCGACGCCGTCACCCTCCTCCGCGCCGCCGGCTACGGCCAACCCACCGCCGAGGCCGCGTGATGGGCGAGTGGATCTGCCCCTACTGCGGCGACGGACGCTGCCACGACTGCATCACACCCCGCTGCGACCACGACTTCCCCCTCAACGACACCGACCCCGCCCCGGAGGTGACCAGGTGACCTACGACGCCATCGACCTGTACGCCGGCGCCGGAGGCTGGGACCAGGCCGCACGACAGCTCGGCCTCACCACCGTCGGCCTGGAAATCTGGCACGACGCCTGCGTCACCGCCGTCAACGCCGGGCATCCCCGCATCCGCTGCGACATCGCCACCTACCCCACCGCCCCGTTCACCGGCGTCCGCGGGCTCATCGCCTCACCGCCCTGCCAGGCATGGTCCACGGCCGGGAAGCGGCAGGGCGAGCAGGACAAGGCCCGCGTCCACGAGTTGGTCAACGCCTACGCCGCCGGCGCGGACGAGCCCGGCGACGGTTGGGCCGACGACCGCAGCCACCACGCCGCGCAGCCCGTCCGGTGGATCCGCGACCTCCGCCCCGAATGGGTGGCCATGGAGCAGGTTCCGCCGGTGCTCGACCTGTGGTGCCACATCGGCGACGTCCTGCGCGGCTGGGGCTACTCCGTCTGGGTCGGGGTGCTGAACTCCGCCGACTACGGGGTGCCGCAAACCCGACAGCGGGCCGTCCTCATCGCCTCCCGCGTCCGGGCCGTGTTCCAGCCGGAAACCACCCACGAGGAGAACCCGCCCGCCGACGCGCTGTTCGGCGCCCGCCGTCCGTGGGTGTCGATGGCGGAAGCGCTCGGCTGGGCCGATGGCATGGAGGTGGTCAGCAACTACGGCACCGGCGGCGACTCGTCCAACCGCGGCGTTCGCTCCGCCAGCCAGCCAGCCTCGACGGTCACCAGCAAGGTCGACCGGGCGAAGGTGCGGTGGGCCGTGGACCGGCGCACGCGCAGCAAGGGTGCCGGCGGCTCGATGTACCCGACCCCACTGGTCGACGACGACCGGCCCGCGCCCACGCTGACTGCCAACCAGCGTTGGGTGTTGCAGAGCCGACGCGACAGCCCGAAGTGGGTGGCGGAACACGGCGAGCGCCGAAACCGGGAACTCGCCGAACCGGCTCCGACGGTCACCGGCGAGGTCCACCGCTGGTCGGTGACCGGCGATGAGGAGTCGCGCCCCATCACCCTCACAGAGGCGGCCCTGTTGCAGAGCTTCCCCGCGGACTACCCATGGCACGGCAACCAGGGATCCAGGTCGCTCCAGGTCGGCAACGCCGTCCCGCCGGGCCTGGCCGCCGCGGTCCTCGCGGTCGCCGCCGGAGTGCCGGCCGCCGCCCGCCTGGACCTCGCCGCCTGACCCGATAGCTCCCATTAACCCATGAGATCAACAAGGAGAGACGCCATGAAGCCGCCCTTCCCGTACTACGGCGGAAAGATCACCCTCGGCCCGGCCATCGCGAGTCTGCTTCCGGCGCACGCCCACTACGTCGAGCCGTACGCCGGATCGCTCGCCGTGCTGCTCGCCAAGGACCCGTCGGTGCACGAGACCGTCAACGACCTCGACGAGAGCATCGTCAACTTCTGGCGGATCCTCCGCGAGCGGCCCGACGACCTCGCCCGGGTCTGCTCGCTGACCCCGCACAGCCGGTCCGAGTTCGAGGCCTGCGCCGACATCGACGCTGCGGCGGACGACCTGGAGCGCGCCCGCCGGTTGTGGGTGCGGCTCACCCAGGGCCGGGCTGGTCGGCTCCGTCGCGCCGGATGGCGGCACTACGTCGACCCGTCCGGGGTCAGCACCGGTATGCCCGGCTACCTCGACGGCTACGTCGACCGGATGGCGGCCGCGGTGGAGCGGCTCAAGAACGTGTCCCTGGAGTGCCGGCCCGCGCTGGAGGTCATCCGCACCTACGGGGCCCGCCCGGACGTGCTGCTCTACGTCGACCCGCCCTACCTCGGCTCGACCCGCTCCAACGACCGGTCCTACCGGCACGAGCTGATGGGCGACGACGACCACCGCGAGCTGGCCGAGGCGCTCCACGAGTGCAAGGCCTCGGTGGTGCTCTCCGGGTACCCGAGCGACCTGTACGACCGGGAGCTGTACTCCGGCTGGGACCGGCACACCATGGCCGCCAGCACCTACATGACGAGCGCCCGGTCTGCCCGCGTCGAGGTGCTGTGGTCGAACCGGCCGATCGGCATGCAGGGCGCGTTCGACTTCGGCGAGCTGGACGGTGCCGCGTGATGGCCCGGCGCATCGTCACCTGCCAGTACGACCGCAATCCGCACCCGATCGACGACGAGTGCGTCAACGTCCGGGACGTCGAGGTGGGGGGTGCCACTTCCAACGAAGTGGCACAGGGGCCGGACGGAGATCGGTAAGCCACCCGCAGCCGTGCCACAAGTGGTGCCACAACTCCTGTGCCGAAACGACATCACAGAACGGGAAAGAGAACCAGTGAGCCAGCCTGAAGAGACCACCCCGGCCCACACCGGCATGGAGTTGGGCTACGCCCGGGTGTCCACCACCAAACAGCACCTCGACCGGCAGCTCGACGCCCTCGGCAAAGCCGGCATCCCCACCGACCGGATCTACCTCGACAAGCGCACCGGCTCCACCGTCGAACGCGACGGCCTCAAGGCGCTGCTGAAGTTCGCCCGCCCCGGCGACACGATCGTGGTGTACACCCTCGACCGGCTCGGCAGGAACCTGCGCGAGGTGCTGAACCTCGTGCACGAACTCAACGAGCGCGGCGTCGGCGTCCGCTCCCTGGCCGACCCGATGCCCATCGACACCAACGCCACCGGCATGGGCCGCATCGGCTTCCTGCTGCTGGCGCTCATCGCGGAGATGGAGCGGGTGTTCACCGCCGAGCGGGCTGCGCACGCCCGGGCGGTCGCCGAGGCGCAGGGCCGCCGGGTGGGCAGGCCGATGGCGCACAAGCCCGAGCAGATCGAGTTCGCGCGGCTGCTGAAAAAGCAGGGCGACAGCCTGTCCCAGATCAGCTCGAAGACCGGAATTCCGAAGTCCTCTTTGCGTCGCTACCTCGACGCCCAGACCACGAAGTGAGGCCCCGATGGACGACATGCAGCGCTTCCGCGACATCAAGGCCCAGGCCACCGAGGACGACCCGACCGCGAAGCTCCGCGCCCAGCTGATCGTCGCCTGCGACATCGCCCTGGCCGAGGCCATCCAACTGGAGCGACAGGGCAAACCCGGCAAGGTGCGTGCGCTCGGCTTCACCGCCACCGCCGACCTGCTCGGCCTGTGAACGGCCGCCTCATGACCCCGCATCCGGCGTACGCGCTGATGGGTGTCCTCGCCCAGGCCCGCGCCCGCCACCAGCAGGAAGGAACCCCACTGTGAGCACCGACCTACCCAAGGGCTTCGGCCGCCGCAACCCGCACTGCTCGAACTGCGGCGACGAGCGCGGTGGCGACTTCGGCCACGAGATCAGCGAGTGCCAGTACCGCTCGGGCATGACGGCTGAGGAACTGGCCAAGACCATGTCGCCGAAGAAGGCAAGCCGCTACTGGTCCGTGATGATCGACCGCTACTTCGAGCGCGAGCTGGGCAGCACGCCCTGACCACGACGGTGGGGCCGGATCCCTCGCCAGGTCCGGCCCCACCGGAGCAGCACACCCCGAAGGGCAGCCAGCTCAACCACCGGCAAGCCTACAAGGGGGGACCACCATGGACCGCGACGCCACCATCACCACCATCACCGGCCTCGCCGAACAACTTTGCGACCCCGGCCAGCACATCGAACGCATCCCGTACTGGGACGACAACCGCAACCGCAAGTTCCGCGAGTGGCGCACCATCCAACCCGGCCTCCTCGCGCAGCTTCACGAGGCCGCTGTAGACCCCGTAGACGGCCGAAACGAGCCCGGCCCTAGGCGGGTACCCGGAAGCCGCCCACCGCTCGCCCTCGAAGCGTTGAGCACCCACGCCGCCATCAGCACCCACGCCGCCCACTGGTGCACCTCGCTGGGCCTCACCCTGCGCGACACCGTCGAAGCCAACATCCGCGCGTTGGTCGGCGCCGCACCCAGCCTCGACGACGACGACCTCACCCTCCTCGCCCGCGAACTGCGCACCTGGCGCCGCTGGGCCGCCGTCGCCACCGGCTGGGTCGCCCCCCTCTACCAGCCCCACGTGCCCTGCCCCGCCTGCCACACCACCGGGAAGCTGCGCATCAACCTCACCGCCCAAGCCGCCCACTGCCGCGCCTGCCAAGCCACCTGGGCATCCGACGACGGCAGCCTCTACGCCCTCGGCGAGTACGTCACCGCCCACACCACACCCGCCAAGGTGGCGTGACCAGCGGGTCAGCTTGACGCCAACGCCAGTTGACCTACGATGAATGCCAGCAGCAGCACTGTCTCCGAAGCCCCGCCGCATCCCCCGATCGGCGGGGCTTCGTCACGCCCGGGGGTGACCGGATGCCCCGAGCCCTGCGCGTCTGCCCAGTACCTGGATGCCCACAACTCACAGCAGGCGGCCGCTGCGGCACGCATAGACGCGAGGCAGACCAGGCACGAGGCAGCAGACACGAGCGCGGCTACACGCCCCAGCACGACAACTTCCGGAAGGCAGTGCTACGACGCGACCCCATCTGCGTCCAATGCAAGGCGGCGCCGAGCAAGCACGCCGACCACTACCCGCTGAGCCTCCGGGAACTGCGGGCGCGCGGGCTCAACCCGTACGACCCGACCCGAGGCCGCGGCCTCTGCCACCCGTGCCACAGCAGCCAGACCGCGCAGCACCAGCCCGGAGGGTGGAACGCCAGGTGAGCACCGTGCACGTCGTGCCCGTCGGCGACCTCATCGCCCACGACAGCAGCGGCGGACAGCCCTGCGTGTGCGGCCCAACCACCAAGCCGGTGAAGGCGGAGGACGGGTCGATGGGCTGGATGGTGGTACACCACAGCCTCGACGGACGTGAGCTGCGCGAGCCCAGAGGACGGAGCGCCAGGTGAGCGAACAAGCCGGCCCGATCCTCGACGGACTCGGCATCACCCTCGACCTCGGCGACGGCGACCTCGTCGCCAGCGCCATGATCGTAGCCAAGGTGGTCCGAGCCGACGGCCAGGTCACGCTGCTCATCGAGGACAGCGAGGGCATGACCTGGCTCGACCAGTACGGCCTCATCGCCGCCGCGTCGGACCTGATCCGCTCGCCGAGCTTCGAGCGCGACGACGACGACTGAGCCCCACAACCGAAGACAGCCGCGGCTGATCCCCGCGGTCAGGAAGCCCCACGTCCCTCCCGGCGTGGGGCTTCCGCCTTTCCGGGAGGAACCCATGAGAACCAGAGCCGACTCCCCGACGAAGACCTGCACCGAGCCCGGCTGCGCCGGCGCGCTGCGGGCGCGTGGCCTGTGCTCGACGCACTACAACCGCCGCTTCCAGCCGAACCGCCACGCACCGTCCGTTACCCAGTGCGCGGCATGCGGCGCCGAGGTGACCCGGGCGCTCCGGTCCCGGCAGCGCCCGACCTGCTCGGTGGCGTGCCGGACCCTGCTCCAGCACGGCGTGTCCGTCGGAGCAACGGGAACGTACGACTGGGCCCGCGACGCGGCGGTACGAGCGAGGCGTGCGGGCGCGACGGTGGTCGAGGTGTTCGATCGAAGCGAGGTGTTCGTCCGCGATCAGTGGACGTGCCAGCTGTGTGGCCTACCGGTGGACGTGACCGCGTCGCCGTTCGACCCGGCGAGTCCGACGGTCGACCACGTGGTGCCGCTGTCGCGCGGCGGACAGCACACGCTCGCGAACGCGCAGTGTAGCCACCTCGGATGTAACTCTGCGAAGTCGGATCACGCAGCGTGAGCGGGGTGGGGAGGGGCCCCCGAGGCGCTGACCAGGTAAGACCGCCGGGAAGGTGGCTCGCGGTCCGGACCCCTGAGACTTCCCCGGGAGGTGACTCAGCGTGACTGCTGTTCCGATCGGGCTGGGTGCCGGTGGCCGGGAGTTGTGGTCGTCGATCGCCGACGAGTACGAACTCGACCCGGCGCAGAAGGTGCAGTTGCTGGAGGCGTGCCGGGCGAAGGACCGCCTCGACAAGCTCGATGCGCTGCTGCGCGGTGACGTCGATTCGTGGGCGCGGCTGACGCATCGGCTCCAGACGGACGACTACGAGCTGAAGATCGATGCGGCGCTGACGCAGGCGAACGCGACGGCGAACCTGATGAAGCAGCTGCTGGCCGCGCTCCGCTTGCCGGATCCGAAGTCGGGGAAGCGTCCGCAGTACCGGGGCGCGCGGGGTGCTCAGGCGCCGTCGGTGCCGGGTGGCCGGCGGGCGACGGTGACGGCGCTGGACAAGTTCCGCGAGGCATCCGGAGGCTGAGGCTTCGGAAGTGCATCGCAAGCCGGTAGACTTCTCGCATGTGTTCCATGGCTGATTGCGGTGCTCCGCTGGTCGCACGTGGCTACTGCCGCAAGCACTACCAGCGCTTCCGAAAGCACGGCGATCCGGCAGTGACCAAGAGGCCGCGCGACCGGACCTGCTCGGTCGGTGGCTGCGATAGCAAGCACGAGAGCCTCGGATACTGCCAGCGGCACCTCACTCGGGTGAGGCGGCATGGCGTAGTGGGGCCAGCGGAGGCGATGCGCCGTCGGCGACCCGACCGGACCACATCTCCGCGTGACGGATACGTCCGCGTACGGATGCCTGAGCATCCCCGCGCCGACAAGTCCGGGATGGTTCTGGAGCACGTTGTGGTGATGGAACAGAAGCTTGGCCGCCCGGTCCGCTGGGATCTGGGCGAGCAGGTGCACCACATCAACGGCGTCAAGGACGACAACCGCCCGGAGAACCTGGAGCTTTGGGTCACCAGCCAGCCGCGCGGGCAACGGCCCGAGGATCTCGTTCGATGGGCGCGCGAGATCATCGCCAGATACGAAGCCGAGGTACCAGACTGAGGTGAACGATGCCCTTCAAACCACTCTGGGAAGGGCAACCGTGCTCCCTCGGGTTCGGCGTGGCCGACTGGATTGAGAAGTACTGCTGCCACGGTCCCGGCGACATCGCGGGCGAGCCGATCGACATGGACAAGGAGTGGCTCAAGTTCCTAGTCGAGTGCTACCGCATCGACCCGGTAACCGGCCGCCGCGTCTACGACGAGGCAGTCTTGTCGCGCCCGAAGGGTCGGGCGAAGTCAGAGCTGGCCGGCTGGATCGGCGTGGCCGAGATGCTCTCCGATCAGGTGCGCTTCAGCCACTGGGATGAGCGAGGGCAACCGGTCGGCCGGGCCGTCAGGACACCGCTCGGCAAGTGCCTCGCAACGGAAGAGTCCCAGGCCGGCAATACCTTCGAGGTCATCGCGTTCATCTGCGGCGAGTGGGGCAAGGACAATCACCCCGACGTGTACGGGGCGATCTCGGGCGCCCGGAACTACCAGTCGGCGACGGCGCTGTACCTGCCGCACGGTGGTGAGATCCGGGCGTGCACGTCCGGGTCGGCCAGCAAGGACGGCGGCAAGGAAACGTGGGTGTGCGCCGATGAGACGCACCTGTACGTGCTGCGCGAGTTGAAGTCGATGTACGGCACGGTGTCGCGGAACTTGGGCAAGCGGGACCAGCCGTGGCTGATGCAGACGTCCACCGCCTATCGGCCGGGTGAGCAGTCGGTGTTCGAGGACACCCTGACTGCCTGGCGGAAGGGTGAGTTGTCGCCGTCGGTGCTGATGGATCACCGGGAGGCGAAGGGTCGCATCGACCTGGACGACGAGGCGCACACGAAGTCGCAGTTGCGGCAGGTGTACGGCGAGGCGGCCGGCTGGCTGGATCTGGACCGGATCTACCGGAACATGCGTGACCCGCGGATCTGCCGGGATGAGGCGGAGGCGGCCCGCTACTACCTGAACCGGCCGCTGTCGACCAAGGATGCATGGATTCCGCTGGACGTGGTGGAGCGGCAGGCCAAGGACGAGGTTGTGGCGCCGGGAACCGCCATCGCCCTTGGATTCGACGGAAGCCTCCGAGACGACGCCACCGTGCTCATTGGCTCGGTGATGGAGACTGGGTTCCTGTTCCCGGTGGGGATCTGGGCGAAGCCGTCGGGGCCGGAGGGCAACTGGTGGGAGGTTCCCCGCTCGGATGTCCTGGCGGCGGTCCGGGAGGCGTTCGGCCGGTATCGGGTGTCGCGGTTGTACGCGGATCCGCACGAGTGGCGTTCGGACGTGGACGGCTTGGCCGAGGATCTGGGCGTCGAGCGGGTGATCTCGTGGGAGACCCGGCGGGACGTGCAGATGGCGGCGGCGTTGGACCGGCTGCGCACGGACCTGATGAACGGGTCGGTGTGGCATTCCGGGGATGCGGTGTTCGTGGAGCACTTCGGGAACGCCTACGTGCGGCGCAAGGGTGGGCATCGGCTGGTGCGCAAGGAGCATGACCAGTCGGCCCGGAAGATCGATTGCGTGGTGGGTGCGGCGTTGGCGTACGAGGCGCGGGCGGATGCGCTGGCGGCTGGTTGGTCGGGTGAGCCCGAGGACAACAGGGTGATCGTGTTCCGGTGAGGGGGTCTGTGTGGCGCTCTCCGAGGACGAGAAGACCACCCTGGGCCGGCTGCATCTGAAGCTGCTGCGGGAGCAGCGGCGCCTTCAGGTGCTGAACGCCTACTACGAGGGTGAGCAGCGCGTCGAGCAGCTCGGCCTGGCGGTGCCGCCGGAGCTGCGGCAGTTCCTGACGATCGTGAACTGGCCTGGCACGTATGTGGACGCGATCGAGGAGCGTCTCGACGTCGAGGGGTTCCGTCTGCCGGGGTCGACGGAGGCGGACGCGGATCTGTGGCAGGTGTGGCAGGAGAACGAGCTGGACGAGGAGTCGCAGCTCGGGCACCTGGATGCGCTGGCGTTGAAGCGGTCGTTCATCGTGGTCGGCGCCGGCGATGACACACCGGACGCGGCGGACGCGGATGGTGAGGCCGGGGATCGGGATCCGGCGACGCCGCTGGTGACGGTGGAGTCGGCGTCTGAGGTGACGGTGGAGTTGTCGCCGCGGACTCGGCGAGTGTCGGCTGGGGCGAAGATGTACGTCGACCGGGACGCCGACGGTGGCGCGCAGCAGCGGGCGACGCTGTACCTGCCGGACGTGACGGTGTGGGTGGAGCGCCGTAACGGCCGGTGGGAGGAGCTGGACCGGGACGAGCACCGGCTGGGTGTGGTGCCGGTGGTTCCGTTGGTGAACCGGCCGCGGCTGTCGAAGCGTGACGGCCGGTCGCAGCTGGATCGGGTGATTCACCTGACGGACGCGGCGGCGAGGGCGTTGACGAACGCGCAGCTGGCGACGGAGATCATGGCGATTCCGCAGCGGTACGTGCTGGGCGCGAGCAAGGGCGATTTCGTCGACAAGGACGGGAAGCAGCTCGCGGCGTGGGAGGCGTACTTCGGTGCGATCTGGGCGCTGGCGAGCAAGGACGCGAAGGTCGGTCAGTTCACGGCGGCGGACCTGAGCAACTTCAAGACGATCGTCGACCACTACGCGTCGCTGGTGGCCGGTGTGACTGGGCTGCCGATGCGGTATCTGGGGCAGTCGACGACGAATCCGCCGTCAGCGGAGGGTATCCGGGCTGACGAGTCGCGGCTGATCAAGACGTGTGAGCGGTTCCACCGCACTGCGGGTGGTGCGTGGGAGCGGGCGATGCGTCTGGTCCGGCGGATCCAGGACGGGGACTGGAATCCGGAGTTGGCGCAGTTGGAGACGCTGTGGCGTGATCCGGCGACGCCGACGCGGGCGCAGCAGGCCGACGCGGCGGTGAAGCTGGTGACGGCCGGGATTCTGCCTGTTGAGGCGGCGTGGGAGGACATGGGCTACTCGGCGGTGCGGCGGGCGAAGTTGAAGGCGCTGCGGGACGCTGAGCGGTTGCAGGATCCGGTGTTGGAGATTGCCCGAAGCCTGCCGATGCAGCCAGCTGCGCTGCCGGTGGAGCCGGCTGATGCCGTCGCCGGCTGAGGTAGCGCGGGATCACGCGGCGCTGAGGCGTCGTTTGGGCGCGGCGGTGGCTGGTGAGGCGGCCCGACTGTGGGGCGAGGTGGATCCCGGGCGGATCGGCCCGTCGTGGCTGCGGATGTTGCCGCGGCTGCTGCTGGTGCTGATCGGTGCACAGACGGCGGCGGCCGGTCAGGCGGACCGCTACCTCGAGGCGGTGCTGGACGCGCAGGGCATCGACCCGGCGGGTGTGGGCAGTGTGGTGCCTTCGGCGTTGGCGGGTGTCGCCTCTGACGGCCGCGATCTGTCGGACCTGCTGTATCAGCCGGCGATCCGGGCCCTGTCGGGCATCAAGGGCGGCGCGTCGGTGGAGCAGGCCCTCGCCGGTGGCGGCGCTGGGCTGGACATGATTGTGCGGACGCAGGTGGCGGATGCGGGTCGGGTCGCGGATCAGGTGGCGACGGTGGCGCGTCGGCAGGCGACCGGGTATGTGCGGATGCTGGTCGGCGGCGGGTGCGACCGCTGCGCGATCCTGGCCGGGAGGAGGTACGGGTGGTCTGCTGGTTTCCAGCGCCACCCTCGATTACCCGTTGCGACTGCGTGCACATTCCGGCGCGTGAGGACTCTGCGGACGACGCTCGGACGGACCCGAAGCTCTACTTCGCTGGCCTGTCTGAGGCTGAGCAGGACCGCGTGTTCACGAGGGCAGGCGCCGAGGCGATCAGGTCGGGCGCGGACATCGCCCAGGTGGTGAACGCCCGGCGTGGCATGTACGAGGCGGGCGGTAGGCGGTTCACGCGGACGAACGCGGGCCGCCGGCCGCGGCTGATGCCGGAAGAGATCCTGCGCGAGGCCAATGGTGACCGCGCGGAGGCGATCCGCCTCTTGAGGCTGCATCGGTATCTGCGCTGAAGACTTCCCTGGCGCGCAAGGCGTCGGGGCTGACCCCGCAACGGAGTCGACCCATGAAGATCCACCTTCCGGCTATCGGGCCGGACCTGCCCATCCACCCCCGCACCGGGCTGACCGCTCTGGGGCTGCGCCGCAACGGCCAGCCGATCTGGCCGGTCCGTGGCGCTTCCCCGGACGACCCGGGCGAAGGCGATCAGGACGGTGGCGACGACGGCCCGGACGTTCCGCCGGGCACCGGCGACGCGGGCAAGCAGGCGATCGACCGGATGAAGCAGGAGCGCAACGAAGAGCGCAAGGCTCGCCGCGCCCTGGAGGCCAAGCTCGCCGAGTACCAGAAGGCCGAGCAGGAGAAGGCCGAGGCCGACAAGACCGAGGCCGAGAAGCGCGCCGCCGCCGAGCAGCGGGCCGAGCAGGCCGAACTGCGGGCGTTGCGCCTGGAGGTGGCGGCCGAGAAGGGCCTGACGCCGGCGCAGGCGAAGCGCCTGGTCGGTGCGACGCGGGAGGAGTTGGAGGCGGACGCCGACGACATCCTCGCGACGTTCCCGACCGCCCCGGCCGTGCCGGCGCCGAAGCCGACGCCGAAGCCGGACCCGTCGCAGGGCTCCCGCGGCGGCGGTGGGAAGCCGTCGGCGCAGGACCGGGCGGCGAAGCGCCTGGAGCGGCTCGGCATCAAGAACACCTGAACGATCCCCGGGGCACTCCGCGTCGGGGCCACCACCCAGAGATGAGGGATCACACCCATGTACAGCGATCTTGGGGTGACGAAGACGACCCGGCGTGCCGGCGGCCCGAGCTGGGCGGCCGAGTTCCCGGTCGACTGTGCACCCATCACCCTCGACGCGGACGCCGTGCTGGCCGTCTACCCCGACGGGAACATCCCGTCCGGTGCGACCATCGCGCTCGTCACCGCGACCAACCGGTGGGCGCCGTACGGCGGCAGCACCGAAGAGGTCCAGACCGTCACCATCACCGGCACCCCGACCGGCGGCACCTACACGCTGACCTACTCGGGTCAGACGACCGCGGCGATTCCGTACAACGCGACCGCCGCGCAGGTCCGTACCGCCCTGGAGGCGCTGTCGAACATCGGCGCGGGGAACGTGACCACCTCCGGTGGACCGCACCCGGGCACCGCGGTGTCGGTGACGTTCACCGGGGCGCTGGCGAACACCAACGTGGCGCAGATGACCGCGTCGGGTGCCAGCCTGACCGGCGGTTCCAGCCCCACAGTGACCGTGACCACCGCGACCGGCGGCGGCACCGACCTCGGCTCCGGCGGCACGGAGACAGCAAAGGGCTTCCTGCTCAACGAACGGCAGGTCCGGGCGGGCCGGCACGTGGACGCGGCCCTCTACTACCGGGGCCGGGTGTACGAGGACCTCCTGCCCGCCAACGGCGGTTTCGACGCGCAGGCGCGTGCCGAGCTGTCCCCGAACATCTACTTCGACAAGGTGGGTGCCTGATGGCCACCATGGCTCTCGAACTGGTCGACCCGGAGGAGCTGACGCTCTCCGCGCGCCAGATCCCGTTCCCGGCCGGCGTGATCCAGCGCTGGTTCACCACGGCGACGCGCCGCGACCACCGGTACCTGTTCCGCCGGTCCACGCGGTCGCTGCGGCGGGCGATCCCGTTCCGGCCGTGGAACACCCCGGCGGTGCCGCTGGACCGCGGCGAGATGACGGAGCTGTCCGGCCGGATGCTGCCGCTGTCGGGCATCCTGTGGCTGCTGGAGGAGGACTCCCAGCTGCTGGACGTCGCCCGGGCCAACGGGGACGACGACGCCGTCGCGCAGCTGTTCGACGGAGACCTGCTCACCCTGACCCGCGGCGCCCTCCAGCGCATCATGCTGGCGATGGGTGAGCTGATCTGGTCGGGCAAGGTGACCGTCGGCACCCAGTCCGCCCCCGAGAACCGGCTCCAGCTGGGCTCGATCGACTTCGGTCTGCCGCCGCAGAACTTCACCACCGCGCCGATCCTGTGGAACGCCGGCAGTCCGGACATCTTCGGCCAGCTGGACCTGCTGAACACCACGTACAAGAACACGACCGGGCAGGAGGTCAGCCCGGGTACCTACATCATGAGCACGCGCATCAAGAACGTGCTGCTCAAGGATCCGGACCTCCGGAACCTGCTCGGCTCGCTGCTCGGCGCCCCACCGTCGATCGGCACCAACCAGCTGCGCCAGCTGTTCGAGGACCGCGAGCTGCCGAACATCATCGTGGACGACACGATGGTCCCGGACCACACGGGCGTGATGCGCCGCCAGATCCCCGACGACCGGCTGATCATCCTCCCGCCGCCGCCGGGCACGGAGGGCGGCATGGCCGTCGGCGTGAACCAGTGGGGCACGACGGAGGAGGCGAAGAAGCTCGTCCGCGCTCAGGCGCTGGGCGAGGAGCTGGCCCCCGGGCTGGTCGCGGTGGCGATGGAGTCGGAGAACCCGGTCCACACGGGCACGATGGTCGCCGGCATCGCCATGCCGGGCCTCACCGAGCCGGACCTGGTCATGAGCGTGAAGGTGCTCTGATCATGCCGAATCTGATCGGGAACACTGTGGTGCTCCACCCGAAGACCGGCGAGCCGGTGCTGCTCGCCGGTGGCGGTCCGCTGCCCGACTGGGCGACTGACCTGGTCGGAGCGCACCTGCTCGACGGCCCGAAGGGGTCGTCGCCATCGGCGTCGCCGACGCCGGCCCCGGGTGAGTCGCGGGAGCAGAAGCGGGCGCGTCTGCTGGCGCAGCTCGCCGAGCTGGGCGACGACGACGGCTCGGACGAGTCGGCGCAGGCCCCCACCGGGTCGCCGGAGGGCGGCCCGGAGGGCGGTCAGGACGGACCGCCGCCGAAGGGTGGTGCCGGGTCCGGTGCGCCCGCCTGGCGGGAGTACGCCGCCAGTAACGAGGTCGAGGTGCCGGCGGATGCGTCCCGCGAGGACGTCATCGCCGCGCTCGACGCCGCGGGTGTCCGGACCGAGTGACGGGCATGGGCCGGGCGGTATGCGGGTGCCGCCCGGCCCTCAACCTGGAGGTGAGCGGTGGCTGACCTGTTCGAGCTGACGCAGCTCGCCTCGTACATGCAGCAGGATCTGGATCAGGCGTCGGCGGAGCTGGCTCGTTCGTTGGCGACGTCGCTGATCCGCGCCGAGGTGGGGTCGGCCCGGTTCGATGCGCTGTCGGACGTGTCGGTGTTCCTGCCGGTGGCGCTGGAGGTGGCTCGGCGGGCGCTGCTGAACCCGGGTGGGGTGCGGTCGGAGCAGGTGGATGACTACTCGGTGACGTACGCGACGGAGTTCGTCGGCGGCGCCGCGCTGACCGAGGAGGAGCGTGCTCTGGTGCGCGCTGCTGCGGGCGTCCCGTCGGGGGGCGCGTTCACGATCAGACCGGCCGGTTCGCGGCCGTCGGTGACCTGTGGAAGGGAGAGGCCGTGGCACTCGGTCTGAGCGCGGCGAACGCGAACGCGATCCTGAACGCCCTGTGCCGGGCTACCGCGTTCACCGGCCCGGCGGCGCTGTGGGTGAAGCTGCACGTCGGCGATCCGGGTACGGGCTCGGGGAACCCGGCCGGGCACACGACGCGCATCCAGGCGACGTTCGGTACGGCGGCGTCGGGTGGGGCGATCTCGAACACGGCGGCGCTGTCGTGGACGAACGTGTCGACGGCGGAGGACTACACGCACTTCTCGGTGTGGGACGCCTCGTCGGCGGGGAACTTCCAGTTCTCGGGCACGATCTCGGCGAACGCGATGCAGGTCGGGGACACCTTCCAGGTCGCTTCTGGGGCTTTGAACGTGACTCTGCCGGTCGCGGCCTGACCTCCAGGGGGGCGGCATGGCCACGCGGCTGTACTACGTCGCCTCCACGGTTCCCGCCCAGTCCCCGGCGTTCGACGCCGGCTGGTCGTCGACTGCGGACGCGGTGCGCCGGACGCTGGCCGCGGTGCAGGGGTCGGCGACGGAGACGGTGTCGGGGTCGGTAGCGAACACCTCTACGGCGCTGGTGGTGCAGTTGGTGTCGCCGCCGCTGGCCGCGCAGACGATCTCAGGGTCGTTCACGTTGGTGTCGCGTGGCCGGGAGTTGAACACGACGGACAACGTGAACCAGCGGTGGCGGTCGGTGCGGGTGTTCTCCGGCGACGGGTCGACGTTGCGGGGCACGCTGAACTCGTATGGGGCGACGGGTTCGACGACGGAGTTCGCGGCGTTCCTGGCTGGTCAGCCGCATGCGGTGAACGGGTCGTTGTCGCCGGTGGTGTGCCAGGACGGTGATGTGCTGGTCGTCGAGGTGGGCTACGGCTTGTCGGCGACGGGTACGACGCCGCAGTGGGAGATGGAGTTCGGCGGTACGGGTACGGACCATTCGACGTCGATCAACGACGCGTCGGGTTCGGTGCCGTGGGTGGAGTTTTCCGCTGACCTCGTGTTTCTGCCGCCGGGTAGCACGGTGTCGGGGCTGGCGGAGGCGGCGCTGCCGTTCGGCGCTGCTGCGTCGGGTGTGCGGGTGGTGGGTGGTGCCGCTGCCGCGCCGGTGGGCTTCGGTGCTGCCGCTGCCGGTGTGCCGGTGGTGGCCGGTGCCGCTGCCGGGGTGTTCGGGTTCGGCGCGTCCGCGGCGGGTGTGCGGCTGGTGCCGGGTTCGGCTGGTGTGCAGGTCGCGTGGTCGGCGTCGGTGTCGGGTGTGCGGTCGGTGGCCGGGTCTGCGGGCTTGCCGCTGACGGTGTCGGCTGCGGTGTCCGGTGTCCGGCTGGTTCCCGCCGCTGCTGGTTCGCCTCTGTCGTTCGCTGCCGTCCTGTCGGGTGTCCGGGTGGTGCCGGGGTCTGCTGTCGCGACTGGGGGCTTCTCAGCGGGCTTGGTGGGCACGGTGGTTCCGGGCCCGGGGACGGTGTCCGGTGCTGCTGCTGCGGTGCTGGGGTTCTCGGCGACCGGTCTGGGTGTGCGGCTGGTGCCGGGCGCCGCGGCGGCGCTGCTGGGGTTCGAGACTGCCGGCGTGGGCTCGACGGCGGTGGCCGGCGTGGCGGTGGCGGGGCTGGACTTCGCGGCGTCGGCGGTGGGTGGTGCGCACACGCCGGGCAGCCGGGTGCCGCGCCCGTTCGCGGGGACGGTGGCCAGGCCGGTGGGTGTGGTGGCGCGTCCTGTCTCGGGTGTGGTGGTCCGACCGTAGAGGGGTGGCGTGGTGCTGGATGCTCTGCTGGCCCGTGGTCGCGCCGCCGCCGAGCGGCTGATGGTGGACGCCTGCGAGGTGCGCCGGCCGACCGGGGAGGGCTCGGACGACGACGGCAACGTGGTGGTCACCTACGAGCCGGTCTACAGCGGGAAGTGCCGGGTGCAGCAGCCGAATGCGCAGGCAGCGCAGCAGGACGCCGGTGAGGACTACATGCTGATGCTGCGGCTGGAGGTGCACCTGCCGATCTCGGTGGTGGGCCTGGAGGCGGGTGACGAGATCACGGTGACCGCGTCGCAGCATGACCTGGATCTGGTGGGCCGCCGGTTCGTGGTTCGGGATTTGGCGCACAAGTCGCATGCGACGGCCCGGCGGGTGGGCGTGACGGAGCGGACAAGCTGATGGGCGCCGGGTTCGTGCACGACGAGCTGGGCCGGTGGGTGGCGAAGCTGGACCGGGCGCTGTCGGAGGCGCCGGACGAGGTGACGAAGGTCGTGGCCCGCGGCGCGCTGAACGTGAAGAAGGATGCGCAGGCCCGAGCGAAGCGGATCGGCCAGCACGTCCGCCGGTACCCGTCGTCGATCGGCTACGACCTGCGGCAGGGGCTGCGTGGTCCGGTGGCGGAGATCGGCCCGGAGGTGGGTCGGGGTCAGGGCTCGCTGGGCAGCATCTTGGAGAACGGGTCGCCGACGTCGCCGCCGCATCCGCACATGCTGCCGGCCGGTCAGGCTGAGGCGCCGCGGTTCGAGCGGGCGCTGGAAGACCTGGCGGTGCGGCTGCTGGAGGGGCGATGACGGTCCGGGCGCACGCTGACGCGGTGCTGGCCCTGCTCGCTGCTGCCCCCGGCTCGTTGCGGGTGCTGGATGGTGCGGTGCCGACGGGCACGAACCCGCCGTACGTGCTGCTGTACTTCGGCGATGAGGATCCGGAGCTGCCGGATTCCCGGCCGCTGGAGGGCACCTCGGGGCGGTTCGTGCTGCGGGTGTACGCCCACTCGGTGGGTGGGAACGCGGCGGCGGCGAGGGCGCTCGGTGAGCGGGTCCGGGCGGCTCTGTTGGACGTGACGCCGGCGATCGTGGGGCGTGCGTGTTTCCCGATCCGCCGGGAGGAAGGCAGCCCGCCTCAGCGTGACGAGTCGACGGGCACGCTGGTGATGGATCGGGTGGACATCTACCGGCTGGAGAGCGTGCCGGCCTAGAAGAAGCGCTTGGCGACGAACGTCAGCACGCCGTAGGTGATGGCGGCGACCAGCGCGAACACGATGACGTGCGCCGTGCCGGTCGCTCCGGCGAGGGAGCCGATCCATCCGACGAGTAGGCCGATGACGACGGCCAGGAGCACCCGGTTGCCGGTGTGGGTGAGGGACCACCGCGATTCGTGCTGCTCAGTCATGCCGCGCACCGTACCGGGCGGGCGCCAGTAGCACCGTCCCCCAAGGGGGCGGATATCCGATCAAGAGAAGGGGGTGCGCCGGATGGCGCTGCTCACCGCAACCTCGGTCACGAGCACGGCCACCACGGTGACCGGCGCGGCGATGACCACGTCCGACACGGTGTCCGGCTCGGACATCGGCTCCAACGGCGCGCTGCTCAACGTCATCAACGGCGGCGGTTCGTCGATCAACGTGACGCTGGCGGACCCGAACCTCACCGCGGTGGGGAACGCCGGTACGGCGGTGGCGCAGGCGGTCCCGGCCGGGTCGGACCGGTGGTTCCGGCTGTCCCCGGCGCACGTCAACCCGTCCACCGGCGTCGCGGCGGTCGCGCTGTCCTCGGCGACGTCGGTCACCTACAAGCTGATCCGCTGCTGAGGAGCGACCCGATGGCGAAGACGAACTACTGGCTGACCGACGGATACGGCAACAAGGCCGTCGCGGTCGGTGTCGAGGAGCGGGACCGGTGGGTGCCGCGGGGCTGGACGGAGGCGACCGAGCCGGTCGACGGGGAGCGGGTGTGGATGCGCCACACCGACCACGGCGGGCACCAGCTGTTCGCGGCGGGCGTGGTGGAGACGTGGCGGGCGCTGGGCTGGGAGCCGTCGGCTCCGCCGGAGCCCGTGGACGTGCTGCACGACGCGCAGCTCGTGGATGTCGCCGCGGCGCCGACGCCGACGGCGCAGAGCACCACCGACAACAGCACGACCGAGACCGCCGCCAGCGGTAACACGAAGGGGAAGTGACCGATGCCCGACATCACCGCTGACGGCAAGACCCGGGTCGCCTGGGTGCCGTCCATCGCGAACATCAACGCGCCGACGACCACCGAGCTGAACGCGGGGATGCTGCTGCACTCCACGCTGACCGCGGACGGTCTGGTGGGGCTGCGGCCGGAAACCGCAGACGTGGACACGTCGTCGCTGGACAGCACCTTCTCGACCACGGTCAACGGCCGGACCAGCTTCTCGGGCACGATGCTGCGGCTGAAGAAGCAGTCCGGCACGGACACGATCTTCGACACGCTGGTGCGGGACGCCGTCGGTTTCCTGGTGGTGCGTCGGTCGGTGGCGGCGAGCACGGCGTGGGCGTCGGCGCAGAAGGTGGAGGTGTACCCGGCGCTGTGTGGTGAGGTGGCGCGGGTGGACCCGGAGCCGAACACGGTGGAGCGGTACGAGATCCCGCTGAAGATCACCAGTTCGCCGTCGCTGCGCGCGGCCGTCGCCTGACCGAACACCTCTCTGACTGCCGCCTCTCGGGGCGGTTTTTTCGTGCCCGGCCGGTCCTGTCCCGGAGCCGGCCGGGCACTCCATCCGGGACCGGGACGGGAGTGCAATGACCGACTTCAAGACGCTGCTCGCGGGGGCGAAGCTCCCCGAGCGGACCGTGCCGATCTGCCTGCGCGGTGACCTGACCGCCGAGTTCGAGGAGCTGGAGCAGCAGCTCGAAGAAGCCCTGCGCGTGCCCGCGTCGTCGCTGGAAGGGGACGGGTCGGCGGGTATCGCGGAGCGGATCGAGGCGCTGCGGGCGCAGATGCAGGCGCACACCTACCGGTTCCGGCTGCGCGCGATGCCGCACCCGGTGTGGCGGGCGTTCTGCGCCGAGCATCCGCCCCGCAAGGACGACGAGGGCGCGGTTGACGAGCGGGACCGGCTGCTCGGGGTGAACACGGAGACGTTTTGGACGGCGCTGGTGCACCGGTCGGTCGTTGACCCGGTGCTGTCCGCCGACGAGTGGACGACGCTGGGCGAGGCGTTGACGGACCGGCAGTTCTCCGACCTGGCTGATGCGGCGTGGTCCCTGAACCGTCGGGACGTGGATGTCCCTTTCTCGCCCGCCGCCTCCAGGATGACCAGGGGTTCCGGGAGCGAGTAGAGGCGGCGGAGCGTCTCGGTATCCCGCCGTCTCGGTTCGATGGTCGGGAGCCGGTCCAGACGACCCGGCATTTCTACGACCGGCGTGGCCGGTTGATGCGGTCGGTGACCAGCCGGGAGTCGGAGTGGACTGAGCAGGACCGCGCCGAGATCCTCGCGCTCGGCCTGTACCGGTCGCAGCTGTGCCCGCTGCATGGCGGGCCGCTTGAGGAGTGCACGTCGCACGAGGAAACCGGAGCGCAGTTCGAGGCGTCCCGGTCAACGTGCCGGGCCCAATTGGCGCTGATCGAGGCGCAGCGGGCCGCTGACGACGGCAAGAAGCCCAGCCCCTACGCGGGCGCCCGCCTGTGGACGTTGCGGAAGAGGGGGTGACGGGATGGCGCTGCGTACCGTCGGCGTGAAGCTCACCGCCGAAGTCGCCGGCTACATGAACGGCCTCAAGCAGGCCGGAACCGCCACCCGCAGCCTCGTCGGCGAGATGGACAAGGCAGCCCGCGCGGGGCACCTCGACCAGGTCGCCGACTCCGCAGCCATCGCCGGCGCCGGGCTCCTCGGCCTCGCCGGGGCGGCCATCAAGTTCGGCATGGACTTCGAGAAGCAGATGTCGGCGGTGGGCGCGGCCACGCACGCCTCCACGGCCGACATCGAGCGGCTCCGGAAGGCCGCCCTGGAAGCCGGCGCCGACACCGCCTACAGTGCGACGGAGGCGGCGCAGGGCATCGAGGAACTCGCCAAGGCCGGTGTGTCCACGGCGGCGATCCTCGGCGGTGGTCTGCGCGGTGCTCTGGACCTCGCCGCCGCCGGTGGGCTGGACGTGGCCGAGGCCGCCGAGACGGCCGCGTCGGCGATGACGCAGTTCAACCTCGAAGGCCGCGACGTGCCGCACATCGCGGACCTGCTTGCCGCCGCCGCCGGCAAGGCGCAGGGCTCCGTGCACGACATGGGGTTCGCGCTGTCGCAGGCTGGTCTGGTCGCGCACCAGATGGGCCTGTCGGTGGAGGACACCACGGGCACCCTGGCGGCGTTCGCGTCGGCTGGTCTGCTCGGCTCCGACTCCGGCACGTCGCTGAAGACGGCGCTGCTGATGCTGGCCAACCCGACGGACAAGGCCAAGGAGCTGATGTCCGAGCTGGGCATCCGCACGTACGACGCGCAGGGCAAGTTCGTCGGTATCACCAGCCTGGCCGGGCAGTTGAAGACGCAGCTCGGCGGGCTCACCCAGGAGCAGCGCAACAGCGCCCTGGCGACCATCTTCGGCTCGGATGCGATCCGCGCAGCCAGCGTCCTGTACCAGGAGGGCGCCGACGGCATCCAGGAGTGGATCGACAAGACCAACGACGCCGGCTACGCGGCCGAGACGGCCCGGATGCGCACCGACAACCTCGCCGGGGACATCGAGCGGCTGCAAGGCTCCCTCGAAACCCTCGCGATCGAGTCGTCGTCGTCCGCGAACGGCGGCCTGCGGACCCTCGTGAAGGGACTCGACGGGGTCGTCAACGAACTGTCGCAGATGCCCCCGGCGGTCGGGAACACGCTGGTCGTGATGACCGCGCTGGGCGGGGCGACGACGCTGCTCGGCGCCGGGTGGGTGAAGACCCGCCGGGCGAACGCCGATTTCCGGGCGGAGCTGGAGGCCACCGGCCCGGCCGGCGCGCGGGCGGCGCGCGGGCTGGAGACGGCGTCGAAGTGGGCCGGGCGGGCGGCGGTCGCGTTCGCCGCGTTCCAGGTCGCCGGTGCGGTCGTCAACAAGATGGTCGGCGATCTGAACCCGCAGGTGGAGGCTCTGTCGCAGGGCCTGGAGCGGTGGGGCACGTCGGGTGCGGTGGCAGGTGAAGCCGCGCGGGTGCTCGGCGCCGACATGGCTGACCTGAACACGGGTCTGAAGTTCCTGGCGGACACGGACAACGACCGCCGCAAGTTCACCCGCTGGGGTCAGGATCTCCTTGAGGGCCTGGTGCCGGGCCTGGACAGCACGAACACCAGCCTGACGCGCACCCGGGAGCGGGTGACGGCGATGGACGCGGCGTTCGCTCAGCTCGTCTCCTCCGGCAAGGCCGACGCCGCACGGCAGGCGTTCGACCGGCTCGCCGCCGAGGCCGCCAAGTCGGGTGTGTCGGTGGAGGAGCTGCGGAAGCTGTTCCCGCAGTACGCGGCAGCGATCGAAACGGCTGCCGGGGCGACCAAGGGCGCGGTGTCGCCGACGGCGGCTCTGGCCAGCCAGACGAAGGAGTACAAGACCGCGGCGGAGGCTGCGACAGCTGCTGCTCGCGGCCAGCGGGACGCTCTCATTGACCTGTCCAGCAAGATGAAGGCCGAAACCGATCCGGTGTTCGGGTTCATCGACGCGCAGCAGAAACTTCGCGACGCCCAGAAGGAGGTCGCGAAGGCCACCAAGGAGCACGGGCGCAACAGCGAGGAGGCCAAGGAGTCCACCCGGGGGCTGGCTCTGGCGGCGATCGAGCTGCAAGAGAAGACCGGGTCGTTGTCGGCCACGTTCGACGGGAAGATGACGCCGGCGCTGCGCACCACGTTGCAGGCGGCAGGGCTGACGGACCGGCAGATCGCCAACGTCGCGGCGCAGTTCCGGCAGGCCAGGTCGGATGCGGAGAAGTACGACGGCGAGTACCGGGCGAACGCGTCGGCGCCGGGTGTCACGACCGCCGACAAGCAGCTGAAGGACGCGAAGGGGCGGGCGGATGCGTTCGACGGCACCTACAAGGCTGCGGTGGAGCTGGTCGGCTATCCGCCGACGTTGGAGCGGCTGAAGCGGCTGTCGACGTACCAGCAGGCCCTGAAGGCGGGGAAGATCCCGGTCGGCTTCCAGGGGCCGGTGCAGGGCAAGGACTACGCGACGGGCGGGTGGACCGGGCCGGGCGGCAAGTACGAGCCGGCGGGCATCGTGCACGCCGACGAATTCGTGGTCCGCAAGGAGTCCCGGCAGAAGATTGAGGCGCAGGCGCCGGGGCTGCTGGACCATATGAACCGGCACGGGTCGGTGCCCGAGGATGTGGTTGACACGACCCCCGGGTACGCGGCCGGCGGTCGGGTGGCGCTCCCGTACCCGACGACGGTGCGCGATACCAGGATCCCGTCCCGGCGTGAGGTCGCCGAAGCGGTGACACCGTTCATCCCGTCGTCGGGGGCGACCGCCCCCGCGATCGTCGCGGCGGTACGAGCGGCGTTCCCCGGTCTGACGGCGATCTCCACGTTCCGGCCGGGCGCGATGACCCTGACGGGGAACCGGTCATATCACGCGTCGAACCGGGCGGTGGACTTTCCGCCGTCGCGGGAGTTGGCGCAGTGGTGGAACGCCCACTACATGGCCCGCACGAAGGAGCTGATCAGCCCATTCCAGGAGTTCAACATCCTGAACGGGCGGCGGCACTCCTACACCGGCGCTGTCTGGAACCAGCACAACTTCGCCGGTGGGAACGCTCATGACCACATTGCGATGGCCTCTGGTGGGGTCATCGCCGAGCCGGTCTACGGGTACGGGGTGCGGTCCGGCCGGTCGTACAGCTTCGCTGAACGCGGGCCCGAGCGGGTGTTCCCCGGCCTCGGCGGTACCCCGGGCGGTGGCGTCACCAACATCAACGTGACGGTGCAGGTGCCACCGACGGCGAACAAGGCCGAGGTGGGTCGGGAGATCGCAGGCGCTCTGGACGACTGGGCGCACAAGAACGGGGTGGTGTGGAGGCAGCGGAAGGGGGCGGCGTAGGTGACGCAGCTGAGCGCGGACATGCCGCAGCTCATCGTCGAGATCGGTTTCACGGCCCCGTTGACGGGCGCTGTGCTGCACCTCGACGACCCGGTGCGCGGGAAGCTGGACACGGCGGTCCTGGCCCAGGATGACCTGTTCACCGACGTCACCCAGTGGGTTGTGAGCGCGGACACCCGGCGGGGTGCGACACGCTCGGACGGTCCCACGCTGCGCTACGAGCCCGGCACGTGCACGCTGGAACTGCGCAACGACGACCGCCGCTTCGACCCCACCAACCTGGACGGCCCGTACGTGGCCGGTGGGGTGACGCAGGTGGAGCCGATGCGAGCTGTGCGGATCCGGGCCAGCTACGGCGGGCACACGTGGCCGCTGTGGCGCGGCTTCACCGACGAGTGGACCGTCGCGTACGACGGCCCCGACTCGTCGTACGCGACCGTGACGTGCTTCGACGCGTTCGGGATATTCGCCGCCCATGACCGGAACGCCATCGCCCCGGCCGGCGCCGGGGAACTCACCGGCGCGCGGATCAGCCGGATCCTCAACTCGATCGGCTGGCCGGCTGAGGACCGGATGATCGACGCCGGAGAGGAGACGGTGCAGGCCACCACCCTCGCCGACAACGTGCTGTCCGAGCTGCTACTCACGGCGGACACGGAACTCGGCGAATTCTGGGTCGACGCGCAGGGCCGGGTGGTGTTCCGGTCCCGGTCGGCGCCGTACACCGAAGCGCGGTCCACCGGCGTGCAGGCCGTGTTCGGCGACGAGGTCACCAATGGTGTCTCCACCACCGTCAACCTGGCCACGAACCCGTCGCTGGAGGTGGACACGTCAGGCGGGTGGGCGGCGATCGGCGGTACTCCGCCGACGCTGTCGCGGTCCAGCACCCGCGCGCGGTTCGGCTCGTGGAGCCTGCTGGCGACCTGGGGCACCGGCGGGTTCCTGCCGGGTGTCGTCTACGACATCACCGGGTTGACGGCGGGCCGGACGTACACGATCTCCGTGTACGTGTGGGTGCCGGCGGGCAGCCCGCAGATCGACACGGTCGTCGCCGGCAGTTCCCAGTTCGGGTCCAGCTCGACGACGAACGACCAGTGGGAGCGGCTGGTGTGGACCGGCACCGTCAGCGCCACCACGCTCGGGTTCGGGCTGTGGCCGTCCGGCTCCCCGACTGCCGGGCAGCAGGCGTGGATCGACGGCTTGCAGGTGGAGGAGGGTGACACCGCGACCCCGTACGTGGACGGGTCGCAGGTCGGCGCGGACTGGGACGGGGTGCCGCACGCGTCGACGTCGCGGCGGCTGCCGGAGCTGGACTACGCGGACCTGACGCTCAGCTACGACGCGCTGTCCATCACGAATCAGGTGTCGGCGGCGCGGGTCGGTGGCACGGAGCAGACGGCTATCGACGCCGGGTCGGTGTCGGCTTACCTGACGCGGTCCCACAAGCGCACGGACCTGCTGATGCAGACCGACCCCGAGGCGCTGATGTGGGCGGAGCAGGTGCTGGAGCGGCGGTCGATGCCGCAGCTGCGGGTGTCCGCGCTGGTGTTGAAGCCGCGGAAAGACCCGGACCGGCTGTGGCCGCAGGCGTTCGGGCGGGAGATCGGCGACCGGGTACGTGTCGTTCGGCGTCCGCCTGGTGGCGGGGATCCGCTTGTTCGGGATGCGTGGGTGCGGGGGATCTCCCACAGCCTGTCGGCGGACCTGGCGTGGCGGACCACGCTGGTGTTGGAGCAGGCCGCCGACGACACCGACGTGGTGGACACGTTCAGCCGGTCGGTGACGGACGGGTGGGGGACGGCGAACTCCGGGCAGGTGTGGACCGTCGACACGACGGCGGGCGGCGGTAGTAGTAGCAGCGGCATGCTGATCGGGTTGAACGCGGCTGTCGGCGCGAGCTGGGCTGCTGCGGTTGCCGACTACCCGGGGATTCGGTACACCCGCGACTTCGGTAAGGACAACGTGTGGGCGCCGCCTGACGCGGACACGCTGACCGAGCCGACGAAGTACGGCACCGGCAAGTTCGTACAACTCCCGGCGGGCGCGACCATGCACCTGAGCTGGAAGGACGACCCGAATCTCCTGACGAACTGGCTGAACGACCTCCCGGCTCTGCCCGACAACCACCCCGGGTTTTACATCTCGCCGTGGCATGAGCCGCGCGACGAGGTCGACGCGGGCGACTTCACCACCGCCCAGTTCCGGGCGTGGGGGCAGACCCTCAGCAACATCAAGGCCACCCACCCTCGCGGGAACGTCATCAAGGGGGTCGGGCCGATCCTGACCCGGTTCGACATCGACAACGCCGGCGCGGACCCGGCCGCCTACGGATGGGCGGGCATGGATTTCTTCGGCGTCGACTGCTACTGGTCGACGACGACCGGCGGGTATCCCACGACGACGCAAATGTTCGCCAACTGCTTCGCCGCGATCCACGCGGACTGGCCGGGCATTCCACTGCTCGTGCCCGAGTACGGGCTGTACCGGCAGACATCGGACACCACCGGGTCAGGCCGAGCGTCGGCCATCACCACCCACATCAACTACCTGCGCAGCAGGGGAGACGTCCTGGCGGTGGCGTACTTCAACGAGCCCGGCAGCCTGCCGGGCGCGGTGTTCGCCGACGACTCGCCGGAGGCCGACGCGTGGCGGGCGCTGCTCGCCTCGCAGGGCACCTCCGGTGGCACCGCCGGCGCCGGCGACTACTCCACCACCGGCACGAAGGGCCGTCTGTCGCTCAGCACCACGACCACCTACCGGCGGGCGTGGATACCCGTCGGTGAGGCACACGTCCAGGTGCACGCCCGCGGGTTGACCACGTCCGCGGCGCCGACGGGCGCGCACTCCGACACGCAGGTCGCCGCGCGGTTCGTCGGTGCGTCGTTCGTGGACGCCCGGATCATCCGGCTGACCGGCGGCGGCTGCCAGTTGGCGGTGCGGCAGGTCATCGGCGGCTCGGAGTCAGCGGTCACGGTCGCGACCGTCCCGTCGGTGGCGAACACGGCAACCCTGGATGTGCGGTTGCAGGCGGTCGGGTCGACGGTACGGGCCCGGGCCTGGACCAGCGGCACCACGGAACCGTCGACGTGGCTGGTGTCGACCACCGTCACCCACCGCGCCGCGGGTGACGTCGCGGTCGGCGCTGTGCTGCGCGCCGGCAACACCAACACCCGTCCCGTGGCCGTCGACGTCGACTCGGTGACGGTCACCACCATGCACGCCTGGGCGTAGGAGGCACTGTGGCGTTCAAGTCCTTCTCTGCCGGTGACGTGCTCACCGCGTCCGACGTCAACACCTACCTGATGAAGCAGGTGGTGATTGTGTGCACGTCGGCGTCGAGGCCGCCGTCGCCGGTGGAAGGCATGACGATCTACGAGACCGACACGGACGTGGTGCGGGTCCACGACGGGTCGAACTGGATCACGGTCCTGCACGTCGGGCCCGGGAAGACCGGCACGTACCGGGTCGGGAAGAACACCCGCACCGCCGACTCGGGCGTGTTCACGACCGTCGAGGCGGCGATCGACTCCGTCACGGTGCCGCTCGTGTCGGGCCGCACCTACCGGGTGCGGTGGAACGTGGCGTGGGCGGGCACCCTGGCCGGTGACACGGTGTTCACGCGGCTGCGGGAGAACAACGTCACCGGCACGCAGCTCAACATCATCCGGTCGGAGATCGTCGCCACGGGCGGTGCGGGTACCCGCTGGCCGGCGACCATCGAAGCCGACTACACGGCTGTCGCGACCGGCAACAAGACGTTCGTGGGCACAGGGATCCGCACTTCCGGGTCGGGAAACATCAACGCCCACGCCGGCACCGACTTCCCGATCACCATGACGGTCGACTACGTCGAAGGGTGACCCGGCCCCCGACGGTCCGCCCAAGCCGCCGGCAGCGGCTTCCCCCCTGAACCACAATCTTGGAGGTTGCCGTGCGGCGTACCCTCGCGTGTCTGTCCGTCCTGGCCCTGCTGCTCGCCGTCCCCGGCACGGGCCCCACCCCGGCCACCGCCGCCGAGGCAGGCGGGAGCGAGACCGCGCTGCGGAAGTGGTGGGCGGCGCTCGCCGGACGGTACACCGAGCCCGTGTCGGTGGTCGTCATGGGCGACTCCAACTCCGAGGGCACCGGCGCCACCACCTCGGTCCACCGCCGCTGGCAGCAGGTGCTGCAAGCGCAACTGCGGGCCCGTTTCCAGCCGCCCGGCGTGAAAGGCGCCGCGGTGCCGTACATCTCGGCGTCGCCGCGCATGTACCTGGTCCCGTCCGACTACGAGCGCACCGCGACGGCGGGGGTCGGCGAGTCGTCGTACGGGCTGGGTCAGCGGTCCGCGACGATCCCGGCCGGGGAGTCGGTGACGCTGGCGTTCGTGGGCCGGCACGCGAAGCTGCACGCCCGCAAGGGCCCGGAGGTGGGCCGGTACCGCATCGTCCTGGACGGCGGCACCCCGGTCGTCGTCGACGGCGCCGCCGCGAACGGTGCGAACGGTCAGGTCATCTGGGACTCGGGGATGCTGCCCGCCGGTCGGCACACGGTGCAGATCAGCCGGGATCCCTCCTCGAAGACAGCTGCCGCTGCGGTGTACCCGGAGGGGTTGATGACGTACGACGGCGACGAGAAGGCCGGTGTGCGGGTGGTCGACAGCGCCCGCGGTGGCGCGAAGGTCGGCGACTTCATCGGCCTGAACGCGTGGAACTGGTACCAGCCGTTCGGTGCTCTGCCTGCGAAGGGTCTGCTGATCCTGCCGTGGGGGGCGAACGACGCCACGTCGGGCACCAGCCCGGAGGCGTTCCGCGCGGGCTTGGAGGCTCTGATCGTGCTGGCGCGCGGCAACGGGTTCGCCGGCAGCGTGCTGCTGGTGCACATGCCGAAACGCGGCACCGCCTCCGAGCAGGTGTGGGCCGACTACCGGACGCAGATGGAGGCGATCGCGGCGTCCGACCCGGACGTGGCGGTGCTGGACCTGCGTGCCCGGATACCCGACAAGGGCGGCGACGACCTCGGCGTCTACTTCGACGAGGTGCACTACAACGACCGTGGCCAGGCCATGATCGCCGATCAGATCGCGTCCGCGATCCTGCCCCGATAGGAGGCGAGCATGGCCTGGAGCAAGGGGCAGCCGTGGCGTGTGGTCCGCTCGCTGGACCGGCTGAACGAGCAGATCCGCGCCGCCTGTCCGAGGGCGGTGCCGCCGGCGACTGACCCACGAAGCTGGGGAAGCCTCGCCGACTCGGCGCACTCCTCGACGTCGGACCACTACCCGCACCTCTACAAGGCGCTCGGCGCCACCGCGGTGGTGTGTGCGAGGGACTTCCCGCACGCGCCGTCGCTGGGTCTGGACGCACACAAGATCGCCGAGCGGCTACGGGTCAGCCGTGATCCGCGTATCGGTTACGTCATCTCGAACGGGCGGATCACCGGCCCCAACTACGGCTGGAAGTGGTCCAGCTACGGCGGCTCGGACCCGCACGACACGCACATCCACGTGAGCACCGTGCACACCGCCGCGGCGGACAGCGGCGCGGACTGGCAGATCGGAGACGACGACATGCCCCTGACCAGCGACGACATCGAGCGCGTGGCGACCGCCACCAAGCAGAAGGTGCTGTCCGACGGCGGTATCCAGCTGCTGCTGACCCGCGTCTACCAGCAGGGCGTCACCCTCGCCGCCGTGCAGACGGCGCTGGGGAAGCTGCCCGCGCTGGTCGGCGCGGAGGGCACCAACCCGGCCGAGCTGAAGGCCGCCCTCGAGGCGCTGCCGCGGTCGGAGCCGGTGGACGTGGAGCTGCTCGCCGAGCGGCTGAAGGCGGCCATGCCGGAGAGCGGGCAGATCAGCGACGCGCAGCTGAGCCGGGTGCTGCGGGAACTGCTCGGCTCCCTCGACGGCGCCACCCCACAGGGGTAACCCGGGTGGCGACGATCATCGTCACCGGCCGGCACCGACCCCACGAGGTGATGTTCCTGGTGCTGTCCGCGCTGGCCGGGACCGCGTTCGTCGCCGGAGCGAAACCCCCCAGCACCGTCGAACAGCTCGTCGACGTGTGGGTGCTGTGGACGTGGTACCTGCTGCTGCTCGCCTCCGGCGTCATCGGACTGGTCGGCATCGCCTTGCCTGACACGTACCGCACGCTGGTCCTGGAGCTGGCGGCGATGCACGGTCAGGCTGCCGCTCCGGCCGTCTACGCGGTCGCGTTGGCGTCCACCGGATCAGATCGGGCTGGGCTGGCGATCGCGTTCTGCGTCGCCTGGTCGTGCGCGTCGGCGTGGCGGGGCTGGCAGGTGTGGAAGGCGCTACGGCTGCTCAGGCAGGCAGGAGACACGGGGTGACGAACAACGTCTGGGCGCTGGTCGCAGCGGCTGTCAGCGGCGGAGGACTGGCCGGTGTGTTGACCACCATCATCGCCAGTGTGGTGGCACGGCCGAAGACCCGCGCCGACGCGGTGAAGGTGCTCACCGACTCGGCGTTGGCGCAGGTTAACGAGCTGCAGGAGCGTACTGCGGAGGCGGAGCGGGAGGCGGTGGCTGCCCGTGCTGAGGCTGCTCAGGCTCGTCTGCAGATGCGGGAGTTGTCGGGGGAGATAGACGCGGCGGTGGCGACGCTGCGGTCGTGGCGGGCGGCGATCCTCGCCCCGGTGGGCCTGGACGCGGAGGTGCGTCTGGAGCAGCTGCGGGTGATGGTGCGTGACCCGGGCGGCACGATCAACGGCCGCCACCTGTAGCAGCAGGAAGCCCCGCCGAAGCGGGGCTCTGGGAAGTGCCGCGCCGCTGGTAGCCACCCAGCCGCCAGACCCCGAAGCGAACGGTAGTCCCCAACGCCGCGAGCAGAACCCGAGGGGACGCGGCACTCAGGGCCATCGTACGGCGGTCAGTAGGCGTCGGGTTGGCGTACCCGCCACGTGCCGTCCTGCTCGCCGTCGGCGTAGATCCGCGCCAACTCCACCCGCGCCTGCTCCTCGCCGTCGAACACGGCCACCTGCGACACGTCGGCGGCAGGCGAGTTCAGGCGTATCTCCCACCGGCCCGACCCGTCCCGATGCTCGAACAAGCGCACCAGCGCCAACGGCAGCCACGGATCGGCCGGCCCGTACAGCCAGCCCGCCTCGCGGAGCTGCGACATCCCAGCCACAACCGGCGACGCTACCCGCCCGGGCAGCACGCCCCAACCACAACCGAAGGAGAGCCCACCGTGGCCGCACCCAGCATCCGCTCCATCACCCCCACCAAGACCACCCTGATGCCCGGCGAATCCACCCAGGTCGTCATCGACGCGTTCGACCCCGACGCCCGAACCATCACCCTCGCCGGGAAAGTCACCGACGCCGGCGGCAACATCTCCACCGTCTCCACCACCCTCACCGTCGGCGACCCCATCGTCTTCGAGCTGACCAGCAGCGACCCGACCGTCACCGTCACCCCCGACCCGGCCGTCCCCGGACGCTTCACCGTCACCGTCTGATGGGCCGCACGGTCACCCTCACCGCCCGGGTGCGGGACACGGCCGGCAACGTCACCACCAGCACCCGCACCTTGTCGGTGCCGACGCTGGTCGGGGTGGACGCACCGACCGGCACCGAGTGGACGACCGCGATGAGCACCTTCCCGGGCGTCGGGTACTGGCGGGACTTCGGCGTCGACGGCTCGGACACGGACACCCTGCCCGAGCTGCCCAACATGACCGTCGGGAAGTTCGCCACCGCCCCGGCCTGGTCGATCCCGCACCTGTCGTGGAAAGACGACGTCGAGCAGCTCGGCGGCTGGCTCGACGGCCTCAACCGGCCGATCTACCTGACCTGGTACCACGAGCCGATGGGCGACGTCACCCCCGCCACCTACCGGACCACCGCGGCCCGGGTGACGCAGTTCCTCGCCAACCACCCCAAGCGGAAGCTGGTCCTCGGGCACGGGCCGATCGTCACCCGCTACTGGCTCGACGAAGGCGGCGGCAACCCCGCCGACTGGGCCTATCCGGGCATGACCCACTACGGCATCGACTGCTACCAGGACACGCCCACCGCCGCCTCGTACTGGCAGGTCAGCAAGATGTTCGGCGTCGCCTTCGGGAAGGTTCGGGCCGCGTACCCCGGCATCCGGCTGTGGGTGCCCGAGTACGGCATCACCCGCCTCACCTCCGACACCACCGGTGCCGGCCGGGCGCAGGCCATCCGCGACCAGACCACCTGGCTCAAGCAGCAGCCCGACGTCGACGGCGTCGCCTACTTCCACAACCAGGCCCAGTTCCTGAAGTTCGCCCTTACCGACGTGCCCAGCCAGCAGGCGTGGCGCGACATGCAAACCACCTAGGAGACCCATCGTGAAGATCTTCGGCAGAGAACCGGCGCTGGTCATCGGCGCCATCGGCGCGCTCCTGACCGTCCTCGCCTCCCTCAACGTGCCCGGCATCGACGCCGGAGCCGCCGCCGCGATCACCGCGTTCGTCGCGGCGTGCATCATCGCCGCCACGACGAGGCCGGTCGCGCCGGCACTGTTCACCGGTGTCGTCGCCGCCGGCGCCGCCCTGGTCACGGAGTACGGCATGAACGTGCCCGACGGTGTGACGGGTGCGATCAGCGCGGCGGTGCTGGCGGGGTTCGCGCTGTTCGGGATCCGCCCGCAGGTCGAGCCAACCGGCGGCAGCGTTCCGGCGGTCGAGCGCACCGCCTGACCCACCCCGCTGCATGTACGACTGCGGCCCACTCTCCCCCGTTGCGGGAGGGTGGGCCGCTTCGTCGTGCCCGGAGTCAGTTCACCAGCCCAACCTCGGCGCACGTACCCGTGAACTTCAGCGCGCCCGCAGTCGCACCCGCCTCCATCACCGCCTCGTCGCTCGCCCCCTGAGCCGCCTCAGCCAGCTTCACCTGCTCGTCGAGCAGCGCCCCGGCGCGGGCGATCTTCTGTTCGCTGGACTGCTGCGCCTCGTATGCGGCAGCGGCCAGCTCGTCGAGGCCGTCACCGGCGGCGTCGATCGCATCGGCCGCCCGCTTGCACGCGCGGACCGCGTACGAGTCGGGGCCGCTGGCGGCTGGGGACGGGGAAGCGCTGGCGGTCGGGGAGGCGGTGGGCGCGGCGGCCGGCGGGTCGGCGTCCTCGCTGGAGCAGCCGGTGAGGGCGAGGGCGACCAGGACGGCCGCGGCGGGGAGGATGCGGGTACGGGTCATGCGCGGCACCGTAGCGGGTGGCGTCAACGACAGAGCGCCCCTCCTGGCTTCGGCCGGGAGGGGCGCTCTCTGCATGTCTGGGGTCGGGTCGGAGAAGTTGACCTTGCGGGTGGGTGCAGGCCGGTTCAGCGACGGGTGGCCCGGCGGGAATCGATCAACCTGTCGGCGAGCCGCATCGCCTCGGCGGCGGTCGGGGCGGGGGTGTCGTGGATGTCGCGCACGCACCGGCCGCCAGTGCGGTACACCTGCCACCACCAGCCGGTCGACTCGCCGATGACGACGGCGGTGTGGCCGTCGCGGATGGTGATGGCGTGGGAGGCGTAGCCGGTGCGGCGGACCCGCTTCCAGGTGGGGCGGTCGGCGTAGGCGGCGCGGAGTTCGGCGAACTGGGCGACCCGGTGCGGCTCGCGCTCGGCGAGCCAGGCGGCGTGTCGGTCGTCGCTGTAGGGGTCGTAGATGTCGCCGTTGCGGTCGATGAACTGGATGCCGATGGTGGTCATGCCCGCCTCCGGGAAAGTTGACCTTGCGGGAAGGGGAGAGAAGTTGACCTTGCGGTGGGGGCCTCACGGCCCCCCGCCGAACCGCTCAGAAGTAGTCCACCCACCCGGCAGCAGCCCGGCCCTTGCAGCCCAGGTGGGCGGCCTCCCCGTTCTCCCGGCAGATCGCGTGGACCTCGCCGGCGGCGATTTGGCCCTTGCAGCCGGCGCACTCGGTGGCGGGGCAGTCGGCGCAGGTGGCCTGGGTCTTGTGGGTCTCGGTGTCGCAGAACTTCTTGCTGCTGTCCCAGGTGTACTGCGCCATTTCCGTCTCCCCCCTCGCTCCCTGTACTCATAGTGTAGTGGGTACCCACTAGAGACCGCAAGGGGTACCCACTAGATTTCTTGAGGGGTACCCACTAACCTCAGAGACATGACGCTCCCCGAACCCATCGCCCACCTGCCCGACGCCCTCACCAGCACCGACCCCGTCACCCGCGCCAAAGCCCTCTCCGCCGCCCTCGACGCTGTACCCACCCTCCAACGCAGCATCGCCGCCGCCAGGGCCGACGCCGTCAACGAACTGAAGCAGGGCCGCACCTGGGACCAAGTCGGCGAACTGCTCGGACTCCACCCCGCCCGCGCCTCCCAGATCGCCCGAGGCATCTCCGGCGGCGCCAAGAAGAAGACCCCAACCGGCTGACCGCACACACGAAGCGGCCCCTGTCCTCCACACGGAGGACAGGGGCCGCTTTCTGCGTGTCTGGACTACGTCAGCAACTGCGGGACGCGGTTGCGGTGCACGCCGATCCGCCGGGCGATCTCCGCGTTCGACAGGCCACCCGCCTGCATCTCCCTCACCGCAGCGCCCCGCACCGCCCGAAGCGCCCGCTGCATCACCGGCACCTCGGCGAGCTGCCGCCCGGCCAGCCGAGCCCGCTCCACCGGGTCGGCCACAGCCTCGATGTCGTCGGCGATGGCGTCCCACTCGGGCATGGTGCCGACGTTCGCCATCCGCTGGCGGGACACCTCCCGCGCCCGGGCTGCCATCGCGTCACGCTCGGCCGGGTTGTCGGCGACGTTGTACCTGGGTGCCTCGCTGGCGATGGCCGCCACCTCGGCTCGCGCCGCCGCCGGCCGGTTGGGTAGCCACTCGTACGAGGTGCGCGCCGGGTCGACCTCCGGCCACCACGCCTTCTCGCGGCGGTGGGCGCCCAAGCGGCTCGCGGGGCTGCTGCTGATGCCGACGTACAGGAGTTGTCCGGCGCTGTCCCGGAGCCGGTAGAGGGCGGTGGGCACCCCGGCGGCGGCGGTCACTCCTGGCCTCCCGGCTGGTCGCCGGGTTCGAGGTGGCGGTAGACGGTGGAGCGGGCGCGGCCGGTGCGTTCGGCGAGGTAGGCGGGCTTCACGCCGAGCTTGTGCGCTGCCCTGACTTTCTCCCACAGCTTCTCGTCGGCCTCGTCTGCTTGCTTGGTTGCCCGCTCGACGTCGGCCATCGCGCGCCGTTGCGCCTCGGTCTCGGGAGTCCACTTGGGTCGCGCCACGCGCATGATCTTAGCCCTTCGCTGTCCGATGGTCGTACACCCTTGCCCCTTTGCCCGGGGCGCTGTTAGTGTTGCATCATCGGACACTAACCCACAAGGCGAGGGAGCACTCAGATGGGGCCGGAGACGAGGACCGCCGAGTTCACGCACCCGTCCGTTCTCGACGGCATTGCCGCCGGCGCGAGCTGGGCCGACCCCGAGATGGACCCCACCCGCATCGACTGGACGGAACGCCGGACCCGCGCGGCTGTGCCGTTCCCGCTGGTCGACGGTCGTCCGGTCAACCCGTACGCGCCGACCGGCATCCGCCACGGCCGCAACGAGCTGGGCCACTGGGGCGAGCAGCAGTGCGCCGACGCGATCGTCACCGCGACGACTCCCGGCCGCTGGCCGTGGCTGGTCCTCGTCGAGCGGTCCGACGCGCACGGGTGGGCGCTGCCGGGCGGCTACGTCGACCAGGGTGAGTCGCCGCTCGACGCTGCGGTGCGTGAGCTGGCCGAGGAAACCGGTCTGACGGTCGACACGAGCCGCGAGACGCACCAGGTTCTGCCGGCCCGGTACGTGCCGGACCCGCGCGCCTCCGACGAGGCGTGGATGGTGACCACCCCGGTCCGGTTCGACCTCGGCGTGTTCGAGGTGCTGCCCGACGTGGTCGGCCTCGACGACGCCCGCCGCGCCGAGTGGGTTCCGGCCGTCGACTTCTCGTGCGTCGCCCGCTACTTGGCCGACGTGCACGGCGGCGAGGTGTTCGCCGCGCACCGTGACCTGCTCAGCGACCTGCTGGGCTGACCCGCCAACCGAAGGGAGCCCGTCATGGGCCTGTTCAGCAAGAAGACCCCGGAGCCGAGCAACCGCGAGTACCGGGGTGGCTGCTCCAGCCACGACATGCACGGCCCGGCCCGCAAGACGATGAAGGAGGCCGACAAGGACGTGTGGGCGCACAACAAGCGGATGCACGGCGGCAAGAGCGTCGGCGGCTACGTCGAGCGCCGCAAGTAACCCCACGTAGGCGGCCCCCGGCCAAGGCGACTGCACCGCCGGCCGGGGGCCTTGATCAGGAAACGGAGTCCTGACCCATGGACATCATCACCTACTGCATCGAGGAGCGGCGCATCGACCGCTCCGGCAACACCATCCGCACCGAGGGCCGTTTCGCCACCCGCGACCGCGACGGCGGCCTGCGCACGTTCGCCGCGGCCCGCCCCACCCGCTACCGGCCGGGGTCCGGCTTCCGGCTGGTCCTGGTGACCCGGGGCGGTGACCGGTGATGCTCGCTCTCATCGTCGCCGCCATCGTGATCGCCGTCGGGCTGCTCGGCCCCGCCGACGGGCTGACCGCCCGCATCAACCGGGCCGTGTACCGCATCGTCGGCACCGCCACCCCCCTCGCCGTGGGCGCGCTGCTCACCAACCTCGGCGTACTCGGAGGTGGAGCGTGAGCCTCCTCGACCGCTTCCGCCCGGCCCCGCCGTCCGTACCGGCCGACGTCATCGCCGACGTGACCCGCGCCCTGACCATCGTCGACCAGCAGCTGTACCAGATCGTGCGGCGGCTGGACCGGCCGACGCAGCCCACCAACGACATCGAGGACCACGCGCTGCGCACCCTGCGCCGCTCGACGCTTTCTGCCCGTGTCGCCCTCCGGAGGTCGATCCGATGAACGTCCGTACGATCGCCGCTCACGCTGCTGTCGCCTCGCTGCCCACGATCGTGTGGGAGGTCGGCATCCACCTGCCCGCCGGTGACCCGGGTCTCCTGCTGAAGGCCGCCGGGGTGACCCCGTTCGTGTTCGCCGCCGTGCTGCTGCTCGTCGGCGCGGACGCGCAACGCCGCTCCCAGCCGGCCGGTCCGAAGCAGCAGCAGCGCGGTCCGCAGCCTGTGCGGAAGGAGCTGGCCCGCTGATGTGCGCCATTAACGGCACCTGCGGCTGCAAGGGCGGCGGCGTCGGCACGTTCCTCGCCGCGCTCACCTGGCAGGCCCTGCTGCTCCTGCTCAAGGCCACCGCGACCGCGTTGCAGCTCGCCCTGGTCGCGCTCATCGTGGCCGGGAAGTGGGGCGGGCCGCGCGTCTGGCGGCTGGCCCGCCGCGGCTACCGGTCGGCACGCCACCGCTGGGTGACCCGCCCCGTTGTGCTCGACCGCGCCCCGGCCGGTGAGCTGCCGCAGCAGCCGACCGGCATGACCCTCGCCGACCTCCGCATCAAGGAGCCCGCGAACCGATGACCACCACGATGGAACCCACCGAGCTGGACGCCGCCCCGCCCGGCGTCGTCCCGGACCTGCCGCCGCCCGGCAAGCCCGACCACGACGACCTCACGCCCGCGCTGCGGCTCATGGTCGACGAACTCGACGACGTGTACGGCGGCGCCGACTGCCCCAGCATCGACAAGACCGCCGAGCGGATGCGGGAGAAGACGGGCAACAAGTCGTGGGACTCGCGCGGCCAGGTCGACAAGGCCCGCGCCGCGTACCGCGCCCGCCACGGCATCGAGACGCCGCCGAAGAAGACCCGTACCACCACTCCGGCGCCGACGGCCCGTACCAAGCCGCCGACGCCCCGCCGTACCGCCGTGGTACGACCGGACCCGCAACCCGTGGTACAGGCGACGCCCGTACCGGTGGTACGCGACGAGCCGCCGCCGGCCCCGGTCGAGGCTGTACCGCAGCCCGCCGAGCCGGTACGTACCGGGCCGGTACGGCGGCTCGCGGTGTGGCCCGTCATGCTCCTCGCCGCACCCGCGTTCGTGGCGATCTGGGGCGGCTGGGTCGGCCTCGGCAAGCTCACCGGGTTCGGCACCGTCAACCTGCTGCCCGGCATCGTCGCCGAGGGTGGCTGGGCCACCATCGACTCCGCGATCACCCTCCCCATCGGCGTGGAGACGTACGGCGCGTACGCCCTGTACGTGGCCCTGTCCGGGCGGGTGCCGGCCCGCGCTCGGGCGTTCGCGAAGTGGTCGGCGATCGGGTCGCTGCTGGTCGGCGCGCTCGGCCAGGTCGCGTATCACCAGCTCGTCGCCGCCGGCGTCACCGCCGCCCCGTGGTGGATCACCACCCTGGTGGCGTGCCTGCCCGTCGCTGTGCTCGGCATGGGCGCCGCGCTCGCCCACATGGTCCGAGAGGAGGACTGACCCATGGCCGACGAGGACAAGGTGCTCGACACCCACTACGAAGTCGCCCTCGACGACGAGCCCGACCCCACCCGCGGGCCCGTCTACGTCGACGTCGTCACCAAGGACGACAACATCCGACCGATCATCCCCGCGCAGTGGCGGGGTAAGGACAACATCAAGGCGACGGTGAAGCGGTACGGAGCCGTCAGCGGCCGTGTCGTGGGATACCACGCCCTGCGTGCCCCGCTGTTCTACGTACCGCTCGCGTTGTTCTGGTCCGTCGTCGGCGTGTTCCGTCTCCTGTGGCGCCAGATCCGCTGGGCGTTCCACCCCGAGCTGAACGCGCTGCTCCAGGAGGCCGCCACGAAGGGCGAGCTGAAGGAGGGCCGTACCATCGAGCAGCAGCTCGCCACCCGCCGTACCGCTCGCGCCGTCATGCTGCTCGCCGAGCTGGTCGCGCTCGCCGTCGCCGGCGGTCTGCTGTTCGCGCTCGCACCGCGGTACATCCTCGTGCTCGTCGGCGTCGGCGCTGTACCACTGCTCGCCCACTACGGCCGGCCCGCGACCATGCCGATCGTCACCCCCGCAGTGGTACGCGGCCGGTACAGGCTCATCAACTCCGATACCGTCCTCCAGGCGTACTACGCCGCCGGGCTCGGCAACCCCGCCAAGGAAGACCAGAAGGTCGGCTTCCTGTCCCGGATGGAACGCGACGGCGAGGGCGGCCGGGTGAAGGTGGTCCTGCCCGCCGGGAAGGGCTTCGGTGACGTCGTCAAGGCCCGCGAGGCGCTCGCCTCCGGTCTCGACGTGGCCGTGTCGCAGGTGTTCCTCACCCGCGACCCCGAGTCGAACCGCTCCCACTACCTGTGGGTCGCCGACCGTGACCCGCTGGCTGTTCCCGCAGGTCGTACCCCGCTTCTGCGGTGCAGGCAGACCGACATCTGGAAGCCCGCCCCGCTCGGCCTCGACGAGCGTGGCCAGCTCGTCACTCTGTCGATGCTGTGGACGTCGATCCTGGTCGGCGCCCAGCCCCGGCAGGGCAAGAGCTTCACCGCCCGCGCGCTGGCCCTGTACGCCGCGCTGGACCCGTACGTGAAGTTGACCGTGTTCGACGGCAAGGGCTCCCCGGACTGGCGGAAGTTCCGGCTGGTCGCCGACCGGTGCGCGTTCGGGCTGGCCATGAGCCGCGACGGCGACCCCGTGGAGATCTTCGTCGAGGCGCTGCGGGAGCTGAAGGCCGACGTGCAGTGGCGCTACCAGCGACTGTCCGAGCTGCCGGTGGACGTGTGCCCCGAAGGCAAGCTGACCAGGGAAATCGCCCGGAACCCGAAGTACAAGATGCCCGTCCGGGTGGTCGTCATCGACGAGTGCCAGGAGTACTTCGACACCGGTGACCCCAAGCTGGACGCGGAGATCGCTTCGCTGCTGGTGTTCCTGGTCAAGGTGGCCCCGGCCGCCGGCGTCATCGTCCTCGACGCCACCCAGAAGCCCAGCGGGGTCGGCACCCAGAAGATCGCGCAGAAGTTCACCAGCTTCCGCGACAACCACCAGGTCAGGTTCGCCCTGCGCACCGGATCGTGGCAGGTCAGCGATCTGGTCCTCGGGTCCGGCGCCTACTCGGAGGGCTACGACTCGTCGCTGCTGCTGCCCACCTACAAGGGCGTCGGCATCCTCCGCGGCGCATCCGACGACACCCCGACGGTGCGGACGTTCCTTGCCGACGCCGAGGACGCCGAGAAGATCCTCATCGCGGCGCGGCGGATCCGCGAGCAGGCCGGCACCCTGTCGGGCATGGCAGCGGGCGAGGACATGACCCGCGAGTCCCGCGACGTGCTCGCCGACGTCATCAAGGTGTGGTCGTACATCGGCCGCCAGGGCGTGCAGTGGCCGCAGTTGGCCGAGCTGCTCGCCGCGCACATGCCGGAGCAGTACGCCGGCGAGTCCCCCGAGTCGATCTCGGCGCTGATCCGCGGTGAGGGCGTCCCGTCGGTGGACGTGAAGACCGACGGGGTGGCCCTGAAGGGCTGCCGCCGGCGGGACATCGAGGCCGCGATCGAGCGTCGGCAGATCGCCGGATGAGTCGCGGCAGGTCGCGCGACCGGTCGCGGCTGCGCGACCAGACCCGCGACCCGTTGACCAGCGCAAACGGTCACGGGTCGCGGGTCGCGGCACCGCCCACAACAGCCCGGAAACCGCCCCTGGAGGCATCGTGAGACCCCTGTTCGCCGCTACCGCTACCCAGGACCACCCCATGCCGTGGGGCTGGCTCCTGGGCGCTCTCCTGGTCGCCGCGCTCGCCTACGCGGCGTCGTGCGCGTGGTGGCCGTTCGCCCACTGCCGCAAGTGCGAGGGCCGCGGGAAGTTCGCCCGGAAGGACTCGAAGGTGTGGCGCCGCTGCCGCCGGTGCAAGGGTTCGGGGGCGCGGCTGCGGGTCGGGCGCAGGGTGTGGAACCGGTTCGCACGGGTGCGCAGGGCCGCGTCCTGACCTTGTCGCGCGTCGGGCCCCGGCCATGTCGGTCCGGGGCCTTACGCTTGCCCGGGATCTACTCAACGCCCGGCAATGATCTACTCAACGGATCTCGCACATGGCGAAAAGTGACCGCCGAGTAGCTGCCGCAAACCCGGACACATCAACGGCGATCACGCTGACCGAACGGACACACACCATCGCCGCCCGTGCAAGTCCCACGCAGCTAAGGCACGATGTACAGCTCACAGCCAGGAGCGAGACACTTTCCCGGCGACAACAACCATCGGGGCAGCACCACCACCACAAAGACTCGACACGAGTCCCATGGATCAGACGGCACACCACCGGGGGGAGGTGACCGTGAACCGCACGCAACGCTGGCTCCTGACCGGAGGAGCCTTCCTCGCCGCAGGGCTCGGCCTCGCCGCCCACGACGCGGCCACCAACCACGCCCACGCCCACGACCGCACACCCGCCGCCGAGCGCGCCGACGAGCGGCCCCGCCCGGTGCGGGCCCTGCTCGACGCCGTCGGCGACACGCTGCCGGTCAAGGTGGAGCTGCCCACGTCGGCCGCCCCGACCGCGGCGCCCGAACCGACCGCAGCGCCGACCACACCACCGGCACCCGAGCCCGAGCCCGAGCCGGAGCCGACCCGCGAACCCGAACCGGAGCCTGAGCCGTCGAAGCCGGTCGAGCCCGAACCGGAGCCGGACCCGGAGCCCACCGACACCCCGGCGCCCGAGCCGACCACCCCGGCCGAGCCGGCCGCGCCGCTGTGCGACGTGCCGCTCATCGACGGCGTGTGCCAGATCGTCGACGACGTCACCGAGCCGGTCCCGCCCGTCGTGGTGGACGTCCCGCCGGTTGTGATCGATGTGCCGCCCGTCGTGGTCAACCCGCCGCCGGTTGTGGTGGACGTGCCGCCGATCGTCGTCACCCTCCCCGCCACCGGACCGGCCACACTCCCCGGCGCCGACGCACCCACCGCGCAGCCCACACCCGCCCCGGCCACGCCCGCCGCGACCGCACCCGAGCTGCCGGTGATCGTCGGCCCCACCGTCGCCGAAGCCGACGGCCAGCCGACCACGGCCACCGTCGGCGAGCTGCCCGGCGCCGCACTCGAAGACCCGCCGCCACCCGACTGCGCCGACCCCGACCAGACCGCCGAGGCGCACGTCGACTACCGCACCGTCCTCGAACGCCACCGCCTCACCAAACGTGGCCAGCGCGCCGCCACCCGATCGGCACCCGGCTGCCCGCAACCCGGCCAGCACAACGACGGCAGCACCTGCACCGACGCCACCACCAGCAGCAACAACGGTCACCAGCACGGCCACCCGCTCGGCGACGTCACGACGACGCTCGCCCAGCCCACGCTGGACCAGCTGCGCACCGCCCGGCCCCGCTCGCAGATCCCGCCATCCCGGCACACCTGCATCGAGCCCGGCCCCGCCTAAGCCCGCCCCCGCCCACCGCGAACACGTGGGCACGCCGCCGGCACGGCCGGCAGGAGGCAGGGCGGACCGCGAACGAACCCGCCTCCGATCCCGTCCCAAGGTCAAAGACGATCGGAGCTGAACAGCACATGGCACAGCAGACCCTCAAGCCGCCCAGCGCGACGCTCTACCTGGCCACCGGCCTCGCCGGCGGATTCACCATCGCCGCCTGGGCGACCGTCTTCCTCGGCATCGTGATGTTCCGCAGCATCCCGCCCGAGCGGCAGGCCACCTACCTCATCCTCGGACTCCTCACCGCCGCCACGACCAAGATCCTCGGCATTCGGCTCATCATCGGCCGCGAACGGTACGCCCGACACGTAGCCGCCCAGTGGGAAGCAGCGAAGGCCCGGCGGCAGGCCGAGCAGGCCGAACTGCTCGACGGCGACGAAGACCGGGCCCTGTGGGCGTCCATCCCCGCGGCGGGCAGCGACGAAGACACCTGCGCCTTCACCGCCACCAACGTCATCGCCATCAACCAGTACCGCAGCTGGCCCCAGGCCGGCTGA